ACAAGCCCCTCTCCCTCATTCAGCTTGAAACGGGACAATTCGCCCTGTTGCCGAACAATTACGTCCTTTATGAAGAGAAACACTTCGTGAGCAAGGAGGCAAGGGAACACCTCAAGCATTACAGGAGGGGAGAGGAAATATTTTGGGAAAAATAATTTTGCAATTGTGAAATAAGGTTTCGTAACTTTGCAGAGCCGAAAGGCCGCTGGGTAGGAGCAGCGTTCTTAGATACTTAATTGCCCTTTGTCCGCTTAGTAGAGACTCCTACCTCGAACGGCGAACAAAGGGCTTTTTATTTTAAAAATTTAAACAAAAAAATATGGTAACAGTAAAATTTAAGTCTGAAATAAGGAATAGTGATGACGAGGTGACCCATCAAATAAGAATCGAAAAGGAAGAAAGGTCAATGTCCGTTAAGTTTTATATTGACAAGATTAACGAGGACAAAGAGGCTAAGCAAGTTTTTGAATTTCAAATTTATTGGACCTATTTATTTAAATTCGTAAAAAGCTGCCTTGGCTCACACGTTAAAACATTTTAATTATTTATTATAAACAAAAAAATTATGTCAATTACAACAGTATTTAGAGTAAGAAGCCTTGCCAATGAAAATGGAGTTGAAATGGAGCATTTTCGTGATGATGGAATTTATCAAATTAGAATCCTTGAATTAAGGGCAGGATATGAGTGGGGCGTAAGGGCTTCTATTGAGTTACAAGAAATTGAAGCTGCTCAATTATTAGAATTTTTGCGACTTACAATAGAAAAATAAATAACTTTGTTTTGGCGAAAGCCCCCGCTTGGAACCGGGAAAAAATTATTATGGAAAACCTTAAACAAGCCCCTCTCGGCGTACCTGTGCAGTTTGTAATTTCTGCGTTCCAAACAGGGAAACCGGGAGGGTTTTTGTTTTATGAAAGAGCGTGATTCTATGATTTTGTACAGAAGTTTTTATGAGGCAATTATTGAGTTGCCAGAATCCAATCAGTTGGAGATTATGAAAGCTATTTTTGAGTATGGCTTTGATGGTGTTGAGCCTAATCTTTCTGGGTTATCAAAGACTATTTGGATATTAATAAAACCAAATTTGGAAGCTAATAGAAGGAAGTGGGAGAATGGATGCCAACCAAAACAGAAGCAAAGCGGAAGCAAAACAGAAGCAAAGCCGAAGCAAGGTAAAAGCAAAACCGAAGGCAATGTAGATGTAGATGTAGATGTAGATAAGGATTTAGAAGAAGATGAAAATGAAAATGAAAATGACAATACTGGTAATAATGAACCACCAAATAAAAGATTTGTTCCTCCGACCATCGAAGAAGTTGCGGAATATGTTAAATCAAAACACCCATTAGCAACAAATGATAAAGTCCTTGCCTTTGCTGAAAAGTTCTGGTCGCATTACGAAAACAAAAGCTGGAGCTATAACGGGAATAAAAAAATGAAAAGCTGGCATCTTGCAATGCCTCAATGGAAAGAAACGATTGAAAAAACGCTTTACCAAAACAATAACGGTTATAAAGCACCAGCCTCCCCTCCAAAGAAAAACAAGGTGGAGTACTACAACACTCGTTGGCCTGATAGAATCTACATCTGCACGGAAGAGCAGTTCCAGCAGATTTGTGAAGGCAATCCCGAAGAATCCTATGTCATAAAGCGTAAATATTCTGCATGATGGAAATTAACGGATTTGAAATTGACGAGTACAATGTCTACAAGATTAAGCAAGGAGCAAGGTCATGGACCTGCCCAAAGTGCAGCCACGACCGAACCGTTAATAAAACTCAAAGATGCTTGTCGGTTTTTTGGGACACTGGCCTTGGCCAATGCAATCACTGTAAAGCCACGATTCAACTGCACACTTACAAGAAAAAATCGGCCATGAATACGCAAAAGGTTTATAAAGTACCCGCCCCAAGGCAAGAAGAAAAGACCGCATCCGATGCTTTGGCCGAATATGTTTTGAAAGATAGGGGAATTGGGCGTGAAGCCTTGGACAAACTAAAAATCGTTCAGGGGAAGCGTAAGATGCCAAAGGCCCAAAAGGAGGTTAGTGTAATCGAGTTCCCATACTTTGTGAACGGACAATGCGTAAATGTCAAATATCGTGGCCCAAATAAGGACTTTATGTTTGAAAAGGACTGCGAGCTTGTTATGTACAACCTTGATAACGTAATGCACGAATCAGAGTGCATCATCGTAGAGGGGGAATGGGATGCCGCAGCTTTTGTGGATGCTGGATTTTTAAACGTAACGAGCGTTCCGAATGGATTTACGCCCCCTAAGCCCGATGGGTCAAGCAGCATTAAACTTTCCTACCTCGACAACTACTATCAATTTTTCGAGAACAAGGAGCGCATCTATCTTGCTGTGGATAATGACGAGCCAGGCAATCACGGAAGGGCAGAACTGATAAGAAGGTTTGGAGCCGAGAAGTGTTGGAACGTAGATTTTGCGGACTGTAAGGATGCTAATGACTACTTGAGGAAATACGGAAAAGAGGCTTTGGCCGCTACGATAGCAAACGCAAGGCAGATTCCTCTCGAAAACGTGGAAAGCGTTTACGACTTCCGTTCCGACCTTGAAAACTTCTACATCAATGGCGCACCGAGGGGATTCACCACGGGGATGGAAGGGCTTGACAAAATGTACAGCATCGAGCCGGGGCAGTACACGATAGTCACCGGACCTCCGCAAAGTGGCAAAAGTGAGTTTGTGGATTCGATATGCTTAGGGTATGCTTTGAGATATGGAATGAAAACTGCCTTCGCTTCTGCCGAGAATAAGCCGAACTATCTTCATGCTGATAAAATCTTGCGGAAGATAAACGGGTTTAGGCCATCCAGCACCGACTATCTCAAGTCTAAAAAATGGAATAGGGCGATAGATTTTTATTCAGAACATTTTTTCCATGTTGAGTTTAGGGATGGGTATAACCTGCAAAAGATATTGGCCAAGTTTGAGGAACTTGTGCATAGAAAGGGCGTAAGAGTTTTTGTGATTGACCCATTCAACAAAGCGAAGCTGAAGGAAAGCGCAAGCAAAAACATAAACGACTACACTGCCGACTATCTGATGGAGATTGATACCTTCTGTCGTAAGACCAATAGCATCGTGTATCTGGTTGCCCATCCGACCAAGATGAAAAAGATAGACGGGACTAACACCTATCCGATGCCAGATGCCTATGACATTAAGGGCGGAGGAGAAATGTTTGACATGGCCTATCACATTCTTGGCCTCACCCGAAACATGGAGGGCGAGTATGTTTCCGTAAGAACCCTGAAGGTAAAGTTTCAGCACTTAGGAAACTATGGGGAAGAGGGATATTTCAAGTGGAACATAAATAACGGCAGATACGAAACAATAGATTTTGAGCCGAAAGAGGGAGGAACCATCCCGATGCCAGTTTGGAATAACAGATATTGGCTTGAGGAGGAAAAGGACAATGAGGAAAAACCACATGAGTTCAGGATTGACAGTTTTGAGAAAGAAAAGTTTTTAACAGCCCTTGAAACCAATGAAGCCCCATTCTAATCCAGCCCAACGGAAATGGGAGATAGTGGAAACCTTCTGTTTCTCCTACATCTGCCAACCGCACCCAGAATACTGGGAAGACGATGAGTTCATGGCGGAACGTGAATTTCTCCTGAAAGCCATAGGAAATAACGTCCACGTTACGAACTGGAAACAGATATTCAAGGAATATTCCGAAATGAGGCCCGTAACATTGAGCATAAAACACGCAAAGGAATTTTATGAAGCGGAAGTCCAAAATAGGAAAACAGACGCTTATAAAGCGATTGAGGGCTATTTCTCAAAAGTGGACAACCAGAGGGAAATTATACGCAACACACCCGATTGCGACATAGCCATTGTAACCACTTACATGAAAGAGGGAGATTCTTATTTCTCCTGCAAGGGAGCAGATGTTTCACATTTAAAGAAAAATAAAAAGAAATGATAGACTTAGTAATTGATTTTGACTCACAGGAGGACAAAGCCAAGCTGTTCGGCCTCCTGAAGCACCTTAAAGGACGCCACGCGGTAGGGATAAAGAAAGACCGAAGAGGGCGTTCAAGCAATCAATCAAAATACTACTGGGGAGTTGTGCTTGGATATTTTGGGGAAGAGACTGGATATTCAAAGGAAGAGAGTCATCAAATTTTGGGCAGAATGTTCCTCCGTTACGACAAACAAATGCCCGATGGGACAACCGAATCATTTGTGCGTTCCACAACGTCCCTGAACACGCTGGAATTTGAAGAGTATTTGGAAAAGATACGCATATTTGCCCTTTCGGAACTGGCAACGTACATTCCGCTTCCGAACGAGATAGTATATGAAGCGAACCGCTAAGAAACCTGTAAAGCCCCGTGTGGAACGCACCCGAAACGCTGGGAGCGAAACAACCAGCCAACACATGGGAAAGATACGTTCCGCTTTACGGAATATTTCCAGATGGTGGAAGCCCTTTGCCATTGCCCTGAAGGCCGCCTCCCACACCTCCTATGTCGGCAGGTCGAAAAGGGTGCTATACTTGTGTGCCGCCTGCAATAAGTTTTACGGAAGAAAGAACGTGGAGGTGAACCACATCATTCCGGCAGGCAGCCTAAAGTCCTACGATGACCTTCCTGATTTCTGCCGTAGGCTTTTTGTCGAGGACGTAAGCCAGCTTGAAGTGCTGTGCAAGGAGTGCCACAAGGAAGAAACGAAGCAACAAAGAGAGAATAAATGAATATAGAACTTATTGGCCACTACGGGTCTGATGAAATTATTGCCTTGTCTGCTTGGACAAGTACGTCAAGGAATCTTTCCGATGAAAAGCGTTCTCGAATCCAACAAATGATTGAGCGCCTTTGGATGGATGGGCATGAAACGCCATTTGAAAAAGGCATTGTACACTTTCTTGTTGATAGCGACATAGCATCTCACATTCATTTGCTAAAACATCGCATAAGCAGTTTAAATGCCGAATCTGCACGTTACAAAGAACTAAAAGAGGATAGGTATATCATCCCCAAAGACTGGGAGGGAAATGAAGTTCTGGAGTATTGGGCTAAAAAACTAAATGAATCATCTGTGTACATGAATGATATGTATCATAAGTGCATAGATGAAATCACGCCAATAATCGGCAGGAAGAGGGCAAAAGAGTCTGCAAGGTATTTTAAGATGTACAACTCTGTGATTAGCTGTGACGTTATGTTTAACATGAGGTCCTTTGCCAACTTTCAAAAACTCAGAAACTCAGAACACGCACAGAAAGAAATCAGAGATATTGCAGCCGCAATGTGGAGCCTTGTAGAGCAAATAGAAGGCAATCCATTCGAGCATACAATGGCTGCCATTCGGGCAAAAAACATCATTTAGAATAAAAAAGTTTCGTGTTGTGAAAAAACTCCTATACATTTGCGCCCTAAGCAATGTATATGGAAGAAGAACAGAAACAATTTCTAAAGGCCGTTAAATACCACGCTATTGCGTTTTTTGCGGCCTTTCTCGGCTTGTACATTATAGCCGCATTCGTAGCATGGGAATGGAGAATGAAAGAATGGTGGTGGAGCATCCGCTTCTTCAACCTGGCCTTTTCCGTCTATTTGTCATATATGTATGCCCCTTTGTTTTATAAAAAAGAAGAAGAAATTTTAAATGACGAATATTATGGAACACCCTAATGTAACAATGATTGAGAACCGGGTGCTTGTCCTTGCTGACAAAGCTGCCGAGTTCCTTGATGAGAATGGCCTTATTGCTATTCCTGATTCTATAAAGGAAACCCCTCCACAAGGCACTGTAATTGCCGTTGGCAACAAGGTGGAAGTGGTTAAGAAGGACGACAGGGTTCTTTACACTAAGAACGTAGGCGTAAAGGCTGAGTTCAATAAAGTGGAATACCTCATCCTTCGGGAACACGACATTCATTGCATCCTTTAATATGGCATTCGTAGCCCAATATACACACTCACTCAAGCCCGTAAGGGAGTACCTTGTCAAAATTGACGGCATCTACAAAGAGGTCGAACAATACGGCACACTTCTTCTCCACAGACCTTCTAACGTATATAACGAAACGAGTGGACTATGTGAAGAAGGCGTTGTGGTCAAGGCTCCCTTACAGGGCGAGCTTGAGGAGGACATTATAGGAAAGAAGGTGCGCTTTTGGTTTAGCGATGCCCATGCGACATACAAAGGGAATATGCCGAAGATTGACGAGCATTTGCTTGTTATGCCCACAAGCATTATTTCCGTTGATGGACAAATGGCTGGCGAGTACATTTATTGTAAGCCAATAGAGACCTTCCGCTCTGCCTCTGGCCTCATTATTCCCAACATTGAATATGTCAGTTACGACACTATGCAGAAGCCCGTTCAGAACATTCGGGAGTTCTACACAGACAGAGGCCGTGTTGTTGGCAAGAATAATCACTTCCCTGAAGGCACGGTGCTGTGGTGGGGAGATGAGTCCAATGTCCGTTTAGGGTGGGACTCAGGTTTCCTTGTAAGGAAACGAATGGTGATTCTTAGTGGCCCTGATGCTGAAAGAATGAGTTACGTTAAGAGGGCTACAAGAAAAGTATAGCAATGGCAATAACTAAAAAGGAGGTAAAACTTTTCAAGGAAAAGAAACGAAAGGGAAGACCCATCAAATATGACTTTACGGCGTTTAAAAAGACGGGTACTAAGTTTTTGGTATTCGAGGGTATTGGGCTTAAAGAGTACGATTCCATTCGCTCCACTTTTGCGAGATGGAGAAGAAGGTATGGCGTTGAGGGCCGTTTTGAGTACGATATCGTCCCGGCAACAGATATGTTCCCCTCCTACATTGCCATCTGGCGACAAAAGCCAAGAACCCAAGACATGATAAGGGAGCAGCTATTGAGGCAACAAGAAGGCTATGGCATACAAGATAGAGAATGAACGGATATGGACCTCATACACGATTTACAGAAGAGGCCGCTTCCGTTTCTTCCATTTTGACGAGTTCCTTGAGAAGGGGATTCAGTTCTTTCCTTATGGCACAATACCTGAAATAAGCAGAGCATGGAACATAACAAAGAAGCTTCTGAAAACAAGGTCAAGGCCGAAGGCTCAAAGTGGGAATTGCAATGGGGTGGAGGGGATATATGTCTTCCGCCTTCCAAGGATATATGGCGAAGAGTATTTAACAAAAACCTTAGATGCTATGAGGTTTACATCCGAAAAACCAACATACTTGTAGCCACTGGCATTGGGAACACGGCTGACAGCTTCCTCATAGGGAGCCTTCCTGTCATTGTCGAAATGATGTCGAAAATTATAAATGAAATAGAAAATGGCGAAGTTGACGAAAAAACATTCCGAGGACTTAAACACATCATCAACACCTTCAAGAAAAATATCCGAAAGGGAGAGACAATGGATAGAAATGGTGTATTCGGATGGGATAGCCCTGAGTTACACTTGGGAGGGGAGGATGGCGGAAACATCACGGAGGTTGGGCTATACGATTGATGCCCACGCCTTACGAGAAGGCAGCAGACTTTATTTCCAGAACAACATAAAGGCCGAAGCCTATTGGAGTATGGTGGTGATGTATCACAATGTCTGTGAATCTATTCGTGTACCCGAAACTTCCGGGGAGGGAAAGGGAGCAAATGAGAACTCCTCCTACAAGGTGAAGATAGAAAATTCTCTTAAATTGAAGCCTGTAATGGACGAGATAAAGAGATTGGCAGAGGATTTGTTTAAGAAAAATGAAAAGGCCGAAACTGACTTCAATGCTGGAAAACTTGAAAGTGATTTCGGGGAGGGAGCATTGGAGGCCGCACTTCGTGAGGTGAATGAAAATGAAAGTAACAATATCAAAACCCGCAGGAAGAAGGAAGCAGTATGATGGGCGTTATGCCAATCTTAAACGGGCCGAGTATGTTATTAACAGCAAGAGGGTGTGCAAAACTCAGCCAGGCCACCTTGCCACCATTTCCAAAACGCAGCTTGCTGAAAATGTTGGAATGGACATCAGGCCATACCTTCGGAAAGCATACGGAGGCAACTTCGTCCTACTAACAGAATCCAAAAGAGAGTATATTATAAAGAGAAAAGAAGATGGCACAAAGACGTTACAAGAAAACTGCTACATTGGAGAAAGGCTCTATTATATTCCTAAAAGGAAAGCACGTAATCGCAAAGTGGGAGGTGAGTGATGTGATAGATGGGAAGGCTTTTATGTTCATGCACGGAGATGTCCGCAAGGAATATGTCCATCCCATAACGGAATATGTAATCAGCGAGCCTTTATTCAGGAAGGGACTCAGGGCCTATCCGTACAGCGTTGGCCATGAGAATAGATGGAAGGCGTTTGAGGCAAGGAAGGAGTTATTGATTCTTTTCAAGAGAATGGACGCTCTTAGAGCAAGAATCCCCAACTTACGACACGAAGCAAAAATATTGAACTCTGTGGCGCTCCTAAAGCGTTTCATTGAGGAAATGAAGCAAGCGCTCAAAAGAAAGGACAAGATATGAATAGCGAATACTTGCGTGAGGGATGGAAGGTAGAGAAGAACTACCTCCGTGAGGACATTTGGACGCTTTCGTGCAGAACGCCTCCTATGCCCGAAGACTTAACGCAAGTGCAAGGCTATGGCGACCCAAAGGCCAAGTTTACGAGAACGCCCATTCCTGACTACATGGCTATCGAGAAAAGCCAATTGCAGGCGGACGGCTCAATTCGTTACACGCCCATTCAGCAAGACTTTATCCGCAAGGAGGTGAAGAAGATATTCCACGAGGGCCATTGGTGTTTCATTCGTGGAAAGCTCACATGGCTCACTCCTTGGATGTACCTTGGACTAAACTATTGGCGACCCTCCGTAGAAACCAATGATGGCTTTTTAGAGTACAGAGAACGTCAGCGCAAAATCCTCCATTTCTGTTGGAACGTCCACCAGTATCAAAAGGAACTTGGCGTTGTCTATCTAAAAGGCCGTCAGGAGGGCTTGTCAACATGGGGCCACCTAATAATGTTTTGGCTTGCCATTCGTGCTGAACGGCAGAACATAGGACTTTCATCTTCCGACCAGAAACTCGCAGACGAGAACTTTGACGAGCTGATTGCAAAGCCTGTAAACTCTTTGCCGATATGGCTGATTCCTGTTCACAGGATGAACAAGAACGAGCTGTTGCTTACAGAGCCACCAGAAAGGCAGTCGAAAACTAAGAAAACCGCCAGCGTTTCCAAGGCTCTCGGAGGCTCCATCAGGCTTCGTGCTTTGACCAAACGAGGATGGGATGGTAAGCGTTTGAACGGGTTGTTTGCCGATGAAGGCGGTAAGTGGGTGCAGGTGCAAATCACAAAGTGGTGGGCAAAGCAGGTGAGGGCGCTGATGGTAAATGGCCGTAAGCGTGGCTTTGCGTTCTTCCCGACAACAACGGAAGAGGGCGACCAAGGAGGAGCGGAGTTCCAAAAGTTCTACTCACAGGCCGACATTGAAACACGGCAGAACGGCAAATATCCCACCACCACAAATAAGCTCATAAGCTTGTTCCTTCCGGCCTTCATGGGACTTCCGGGATGGACAGACGAGTACGGGAATGACATTGTGGATATGCCCGATGAGGAGCAGTGGGAGTGGATGCAACAGAACGGCCACGATGAGCGAATAGGGGCCAAGGAGAAGTTAATGCGTGACAGGCAGCAGCTATTGGATGCGGGGCTTGATGACCTCTATGCGGAGGAAATGAGGCAGAACCCATTCACTCCTGCCGATGCGTTCAATTCCATGAACGAGCATTGCCCGTTTGACGTGACGATTCTCCAAGCACTTAAGCGTGTAGTTGACACTCCCGAAGTTCAGGCCCAAGTGAGGAAAGGGTATTTCTATTGGATGGATTCCAAGGAGCGCACGGTGGTGGGATGGAGAGAAGACCCAAGCGGCCCTGTTGAGCGTACATGGGAGCCTCCCGGCAACCTTATCAATAAGACACAAATCAGGCGTGGCATTAAAGCCCCCACAAACGGCAAGCTAGGCGCTTTCGGGGTTGACCCATACCTAAAGGCATCCACTAAGAAGAAAGGCTCTCGTATGGCCGTTACGGGCAAGCTTTACTATAATCGCTATTACGAGGAACAGAACAGAAGGGAGAGAGAAACGGCAGGTCGCAATATGCCCGGCTATTTCCCTACGCCTTCCATATTCCTTTCCTATGCACATAGGTCGGCAGATAGCAATTACGACATGGAGCAGCTTCTTATGGCCGCTGTGTATTATTCCATGCCTATTGTCATTGAGAATAACGCTTCCATAAGCGTGGAGAACTTCTTTAACATGAGGGGCTACGGAGGCTTCTTATTGCGGGAGGCTGAAATCCTTAACGAAACAAGCCCTACGCAGTCGCAATGGGACATCATAGGCATCCACACTGGCGTAGAGGGCGCAGGAAGCGATGTGGTGAGGAGAGGGGCTACATACATGAATGACTTCCTCAGAGGCGATGCGCTCTATTTGGATAACCACACGTACAACATTACGGAGGAGCCAATACGCTATCCATTTGTGAACAGCATAAACGACAATATGCAGTTTGACATAACGGACAGAACAAAGAGCGATGCCACGATGTCTGCCCTTATGGTTCACTTCTATGAGTACAATGTGAACGAGTACAACAATCCGTTTATTAGTTCCGCATTGCCGCAGTCGGACGCCAAGAGATTATTCCCAAGAGGCACGTTTTTGAGGCGTGTGAGGCAGGTTTGAAAAAAATGTTAGGGGCATAATTTAAGATTTCGTATTTTTGGGCTTCACATTAAAAAAATTTATCTCAATGGCACTTTTAAAAATGATGACCACTGTGAACCCTCAGACAGCAACATCTGTAGTGGGCGGTTCTGCTTTCTTCGTTTACAACACAGACCAAATGAATTGGTTGACTTTGGCTTCCAAAGTTGGAACCACTGCTTCAAGCACTTTTGATTATCAACTTAACGGAGGTGGAGTTGGAAAGGCTTCTGTAAAGCACAGCGTAGCCAACATCATCACTGCTGGTGGAGCTTCCACAGTAAGCTAATCAAGAGAGTCATTGAGACAATAAGGCCGCCTTTCAAAAGAGGGCGGCTATTTGTGTTTTATTTGACATCTGCAAAATATCCCTCGTAGTTCTCTATGCTCATGTGGTGAGGCTTAGAGTGTTTGGATATTGCCATATAATTGCTTGTATTTCCCTCGGTACCAGCTTCAGTTACCCACTCGCTTCCGTGAGGAATGTGATAGCAAATGTTGTATGGTAGCTTGTTCTTAACTACGTCCGCCCAAAAATTATCCCATGCCGCCCTTCCAAGTTTTAGAGGGACATCAATAATCTCTGAAACACATGAGGCATTGGGGCGAAAAACAAAAAGGTCTATTCCTTCATAAACAGGCTTGTCTTTTATGTCGGAAAAATTGAGAAGGCTTTCTGTTATGACATCAACACGTTTAGCATAGCAAGCTTCAAGATTGTGCGTATCCATGTGCGCCCTAATTATTCCTGTTGCCTCAGGAACAAGGCAAATGTCCCTATTCATAATAATAAGAAGGTCGTCAGGATGCGTAAAGCATTGTATGCCCTCTAATAGCATTTCATTTAATAAAGGCCAATCCTCGGAAGAATGCAAAAGCACTGAGGCGTGAATATCAAAATTGCACAACTTACTCCATGAATAAGCTGCAAACCCATATCGCCCCATTGCGTGTATTTCTGTGGTTTGATATTCATTGACAAGAATGTATGTAGTGGCTCTATTGAGGTCGTGGTGCTGCCTTACAGGAACGTTCTTAGCGATACAGGCAATCATTTGAGAGGCATCGTGGCCTATAATTTCTTGACAGAATATTCCAATAGTGGATGGCTTTGGCGTAGCCTGCACCCAAGGATAGCTTCTTGATATTAAAATGTTAGGCTTTTCACACAAATGATACTGAAGGCTATCGTTTAGGATATACAACGTGTCCTCTTGGTTCATATCCTCCATTAGCTTTTTGAACCCATCTGTGTGAGGCTTGTAAATCTCAAACGGAATGCCCAAAGAATTAAGGGCATACCTTGTGTTTATGAGAATGTTCTTGTCTGTTATTTTGCTTGAATTGCCATCAAGGGCAACAATTGCTTTTTTAAACTTGTGCATAGTATTCTTGAAATGCTTGAAACCCCCTGAATGGAAGAACGAGTTTTGGGTCTTGTCCATCTTGCTGACAAACCACAATTTTTTTATTTGGCCATTTTAATGTACACATCATAGCTGCTTTTACAGGCTCTCTTGCATATTCATTTTCTACTTCAAAAACTTTGTGTTGAGGAAATAGCTCGTAAACAATTTGAGAAAACTTTGACAAGCAGCAAATGATTGATGGTTGCTTTAGCTTTTTACACACCATGTAAATGTCTCCGAAGCGGCCAAGGATGACATAAACAGGCCACTCTGTTTCTAATAATGAAAGCGTTTGCTCCCAGTATTCTATTGGGCCGTCTGGGTCTACTAATCCAGAAGCTACAAGCCCAGGCCATGCCCTTCCTCTGTGCGTTCCTCCGTTCTCTCCGCAATTGTAGGCACGAGAAATAGATGGAAGTATTTCCACCCTATCTCCTAAATGACTGCTTACAATAACGTCCCATGAAGTGTCGTGCTTGTCGTCACCTGTAGTCCATGTGGCAAACATTTCTTCCCATCTGTCCCCCCAAGTTCCCCACCCCCAGCAAGTGAAATAGTTTTGGCGCATCACCTTCCCATGCTCCTTTTCTGTAAGCGTATTGTCAAGCGAATATCCTTTATCGTGACCCCATAAGCCAATGGTGCGAACAGAATGGTCGTCCTTGTACTTCTCGGAAGCCCATTCGATATACTCGAGAGCATCGTCAGAAATAATAATGTCATCCTCAATAATAAGAACGAAATCGGGGTTGTCTTTCCAAGCAAGCTCCAATGCGGCTTTTATGGTGTAGTTGCATCCATATTTTGAAGGAACGATGAAGGGATTGATGCCGAACTCTTGGAACACATTTAGAACATCTGTGTTGAAGGAATCGCCATGCCTATCCATTGCGGCAAATATCTTATAGCGTTCCTTACTAAATCCTTTTGCTCCAAATATGGCAGCAAGACTTCTTTGTGTGTATTCTGGCCTATTGTAGGCGGATATGGCAATGTTTATTTTCATATTATATCTTTTCTAACCCAAATTGAATACCCATTCCGTAAGGTGAGATTGCAGAACAAACACTCGTAGTATTCATTTTTTCTTAAAGCCTGATGCGAGTGATAGTGTTTAATGTCAAGAATGTCATCAAGGATGATAATCTTGGCTCCGATAACTTTCAGGTATTCGGCATATCCGCAAAACGGAGACCCATCAAGAAGCGCCATGTCGGGCTTTATTCCTTCCATTACTCCAGTTTGGATACCCCACTCATCAATTGAAGATAGTTCGTCTTGATACCAAGACAAAACATTATCTAATGAATATTCATTAAGTTGTGTTGTGGTGAGTTTATAAAAAAGCTCTACAGAGTCCTTTGACATATATTCTTCAACAGGAACAGAAGAGCCGTTTATTGGCTTCACCCAGTCAAGGCCATTGTATCTATTCACAAGATTTGTATATCTCAACGGGTTCACCTCTATCGTGTATAGGGTCTTGTCTGCCAAGTTACTCATGCCAATTGTAAGCGCCTCTGTGCTTCCATCCCCACTTGAAGCTCCCACTTCAAGCACTGTGTTTATTTCAGAGGGAAACATATAAATCGTCTGAATTATGCGCTCGTAAAGCTCATCGTTTTTTATTTCAGCGGGGATTGCTATTCCGTTTTCCATGCCCCAAATGTAAAACTAATATTGGGCAAAATTGCGCTGCGTGAAAAAAAATGAAATGAATATTTCTTTCAAAATTAGTAACTTGCGCCTATTATGCTTGAGCAGCTAATCACCACCGTAATCACCTACCTTAACGCTTCGGGCTACTACAAGACAGCCGAGGAAATCAAGAATGCCATTAACGTGGCCCAGCTTGACCTTTATAAGCGACTGAGGGGCAACCTTGTACAATATGCCCCAGGAAGGCCGCAGGCTGCCATTAACCCCGAACAGACAAACGTAACGGCTGATGCCATTTCGGAATTGTATTACACAATGGCGTTACAAGGAGGAAGATATGCCGACCTGAATGTAGCAGCCACAACATACAACAGAACCATTGACCTCGTAATGTCATTGGAGGTGGCATATAAAGACAGCCCGAATACGCTATATCCCGTGAACATTGTTCCGGATAATCAGTTTTTAATGCTGTCTAAGAACCCCGTTGTGCCTCCTGTAAAGGAACGGCCATTGGGAAGACTTAGTAGGTCGTTGGTGTATGAAGTGTTGCCCTATCAGAACGCAAGCAATCAAATCATTATTGATAGCTTTGAGACAAGGGTGCTTACGCTTCCCAACCCCGTAGATTTTGTATTTACAGAAAGCAATGGCCCGATACCTAACATCATTATTACTTCTCCGATTGATTGGTCTGATGACAAATTGGATAACATGGTGTATGGCACGGTGGCAAACCTTGGTTTCAATCTTTCAAATGGTGTCTTAGTTCAAAGCGGAAACGCAATGAACAATTCCGTACTCTAATATGGACTATAACTACATTGCGAACCAAATCGTTCTCCTTTACACAGGAGGAAGGCCGACAACAGAGGGCATAGATGTCCGTGAGGTGGAGGCTTGGGTGAGAGAAGCCCATGCCACTATAGGACGGAGTGACTACTTTGAAAACTACAAGGCGGAAAACCAGTCCACAGTGAATGGACAATGGCTCGTCAATTATCAGATTCCGTTGCTCACCAATCCTAATGGAACAATAGCCATTGATGCCGCTACGGGATATGCCTCTGCGCCTCTTATTGATAGCTACATAGCACTTCCTAAGAACAGAGGCGTTGTGAGGGTGAGCATTGCCGACCCCGACTACAAGAAGAAGCGCCAAGTGGCCTTCATTAGCTTTGAGAACTACGAGAACATTCGTGGAGGAAGCGCCATTAAGTTCGCAGGGGATTATTTCTATTCCTTGGTGGCTAAGACGATATTCCTGCTCCCTGCTTGTAACAATCCAATAAAGGTGAAGCAGCTTACGGTGACGCAGGCGGTGGCTAACGATGCCACATTGAACGACAGCCACATTATGCTCATTGTTAATCAAGTGATGCCTTTAATGAACCTGCGTTATTCTCGCAAGGCCGATATGGTGACAGACGCAAACCCCAATAGCATTTAATAATTATGTTAGCAGATAAGGTAGATAGCATCGTAGGCGTTGTAATGGAAGAGCTTGGGGCTACGGCCAACCAACAGTTCGTGTTTATGAACTGGGCCTTGGACTTTGTTCGTTCCATGCAGAAGGACGTGGCCACCATGATTCCTGATAGGAACAAGGAAATATTCTACGAGTTCGACAAATATGGCTACAATGTGGCCAAGCTGCCGGGCGACTACTATGACTACATAAGCGTAGGGGCGCAAATAGGACGCTACGTTAAGGGCCTTGCTATCAATAACCGCCTCACCACCCACAAGAGGCAGCCTGAGATATTCCCGCTTCTCCAAGAGAGCAACCAAAACATTTGGTATTGGGGCGGCTTGTACGGCTACGGAATGGGCTACGTTGGGGGCGGTCCTGTGGATGCTTACGGAAACGGAGGCGACTATGGAGATGTGGAAATTGACTACGAAAGGAAGCTGCTCATCACCTCTCCTACGTTCCGCTTTAAGAACGTAATTCTGAACTATTACACGAATTGCATCACTCCTTCGGAGGAAACTGTGATTCACCCTTGGTTCATTGAGGCCATGAAAAACTATTTGTATTACAAATATTATTTCTTCAGGGGCGATGCAAGATGGCAAGTGAGTAAAATGGAATACGAAAAACTTTATTTATTTGCCGTCCAAAGTAAGTATAGGATGAAAATCCCCACTATTGTTAAAATTGTTGAACGCATTAGAGGCTATAGACACGGCTAAAATATGGCACAGGAAACAGCAGGAACCATTGGCATTCCGGTAATAAAGAACGAGGTACTTCCGTATGTTGTTGATTACGCCAAAAGAAGACAAAGGGCAGAGGAATTAGACGCTCGTAGGAAACAACAAGAAGCCTTAGCTGCCGCCAAGAAAGAAGAACAGCTTGCCTCTGCTTTCAAGATGCAGACTGGTCGTGGACGCCTTTTTGGCCACTTGGATGATGCCGAGAATACAAAGGACATTCAAGAGGGTGTTAATATATTTAAAAGTGGTGCTGGAAGTGCTGCCGATAGAATTATGACTGCCAACGTACTTCAGAATAGACTCAATCAACGCAAGAGTTTATCTGAGGGATTGGATAAAGATTATGAACAAACGCTGAAAGGACTTGAAAACTCCTATGTGAGGATGGACTACCCAACTATGCAGGCATGGGCTTCACAGCAGACATCGTATAAGCCTGCCCAAGAGTTTTCCGAGTCTGTAAAGAATGACCCACGCTTTGTCAATCTTGACAAAATAGGAGAGACGGCAAAGAACTATGGAACTTACGAATATAAGTTTCGTGATGCCAAGGGGAATGAAAGGTCTGTAACGCAAAGCCCATTGTTTGAATACAAGATGGAGAAAGACCCTGTATTGGGAATAGAAACTCCAAAAGTGGCGGGAGTGAAAGCAGACGTTGCTCAGGCCATTATTGAAAGGGACCCTGAAATGCAAAGGGCCGCATCTGTATGGATAAAGCAGCGCAAACAAGATTTAACTAAACTTAATCCTACTGCCGACCCTGTACAAATTGAAGATAGGGCAACGCAGGATTTTATGGACACAGCTTTCCGTAAGTTTGGCGAGATTAAATATGGCACAAGCGCCCCAATGCCAACTAGGGCGGGAGCGAAAGGAGGAAGAGCGCCTGGCGCTGCCGTTACGGCCACTGGACCATCTTCGGTTGTTGTTAAGACATATAAAACAGTTAAGCCACAAGGTACTTCTGACTACCCAGAATTTAGCACCCAGCAAGTTAAAATAGGAAGTGACAGTGACCGACAATATACTTTCAAGAAAGAATATACCTTAGATAAAAATAAGGCGGTCGTGCTTTTGCAGCCTCAAGACGAAAGCTTTAACGACATAGTAGAAAGGAATCCTAATAATGGCAGGTTTACGCTTAAGCAAAACATAAGGTTTTCTAATGCTACAGAAAGAATAGTAAACACGCTTGATGAGGACTACATTAGCCAACAGGGTACTAAGAACGAACAGCTTATAAAAGCAGGAACGCCTGTGTCTGATGATTTTTACAAAGCGGTGATGTCTGGAAGCTATAAGGGTGGAAGAAGGCCGAAAATGTCAAAGTCTTTTGGATATGAGATTGCGGGAACGGTATATGATGCAAAGAACAATCCTATTAAAAGCATAAGCATTTTTGTTCCAGAAAGTCAAGCAGGCACAATAAAGAACGCAATAGAGCTAGGAGAGGCAGAAGAGACAAGCGAAAATCCTTGGGATAAATAGATAATAAAGACCAATGGCAATACAAGGCGAAGAATCAAGAAGGCAGCTATATCGTGACTTGCTTAATGACAAGTCGCTTGGATATGCCGATAAGATAAGGAAGTATTCTTTTAATAGCTTTCAGGACAAACTTCTTAATGACGACAAAGCTCAGGCAAGGCTAACCTCTGACCTTATTGAGAAAGGAAAGGTGAAGGACGGCACAGAGTTCTACGAGAAGTACATTCTTGACGAAGTTAAGCCAGCCCCCGCCCCCAAGGCCGCCCCTGTCGCCCCAGTCCAACAGGTTGTTGAGCCGATGGCTATGGAGGAAGAGGCATACATTCCAGAACCTCAGCCTGCCGTAGGAACAACCGAATACGACAAGCAACTTCAGAAGCAATACGGAGGAATGGCTCCTACATTAGGAGCGACATTCGGAGGTGCGCCTGCCGCCTTTGAAACGCCTGAACAGAAGAAACAGGAACAAATCAGTCCTGCTTTCAAAGCGCAGAAATTAGCCTTTGAGGAAGTTCCTATTGCCTCCGAACAACGGAGAGCGCAAAGGGAATTTGCTAAGGCCACGAAGGAACAACAGAAGGCTGCCGTAATGGGAGGGACTGGGTTTGAGTTATCTCAAAATGTTGCAGATGAAAATAGGGCTGCTGCGCAAAAACTAAAAGATTTTGGCTATTCTATTGGGGCGCTTTTTGATAATGTGATTGACAAATCAAAGGCTGCCGAGGCAATGTTTGGCGCTAAACAAAGAAGCCTATTAACCTTTGGAGATAAACGCAAGAAAGCAGAAGAGCAGGAGAAGAGGGTAAAGCAAGGCATTGTTGATTATGTTGACCAATTAGACCAAGAGTTTGCCGCAAAGCAAGCAGACTATAACATTAATGGAAACTTATTTGACGTTATAAGTAAAGGCCAATTGGATAGAATCCCAGAAGCATTTGCCTATAATTTAGCACAGATAGGAGTTCAGGCTCTTGCCGCATCACAAACAGGAGGGTATTCTATGTTTGCCCAAATATTCCCAGATTTGTATAAGTCGGGAGTAGAGGAAATAGCAAAGAAAACAAAAACCACTCCTGAGCAAGTAATTGCAAGCGGGAATGATAGGGAACTTCTTTCCTATCTTGGAGGCACTTTAAGCGGATATATTGAGAATTTGTCGGGAGGAATACTTGGCAAGGCAATGAAATCAAAAGGCGCTTACAAGTTTATTCGTGACAAGGCTCTTGACAAAATAGGAAAAACAAAATGGAAGCAAGCTGCTGCTTCTGGTATTGCTCTTACAGGAACAGCAGGACTTGAAGGAGCAACAGAAGGAACGCAAGGGTTGGTTGAAATAGCTGCTCCACAAATTGCCTCAGCCGAATCATTCAAGGAGGCAAGAGAGAATATCTATGGCGAACTACAAAAGCCAAGCACACAAAAAAGACTTGCAGGCGATATTGTTGGAGGTGTTGCTGGAGGTGGTGGCATAGCTGCTGGAGGTCGTGCTTTAGATAGGATTCTTCAAGGAGATTATGGGTATGGAGATGTGCGGAAAGCTCCTGCTACGCAACGTGTCGATTATGATATTATCCAAACGGACAAAAAGCTAGAAACTCGCAAAAAAGCCATTCAGGCAATGGAAGAAGCCGTTAAGGCCAATCCAGAAGCAGAAGGGCAAATCAGGCAGCAGTTTCAAAAGCAGATTGATGCCGCTGCTCCAACGAATGAGGAAGTCATTAATGCCTACGAAAGTACGGCACAGCTTCCTGAATCGGAAGAGAAGGCCAAGATACAGCAGAATCTTGAGGCTTACATGGCCGAGAAGGGCATACGGCCCGAAGCCGTTGGGCAGGAAGCCGGACTTGGTGAATTGATGCGTAGAGAAGCCCCCGAAGCTCCCGTTGCCGAAGAAGTGGTGGACGATAACGAATATGCCAATTTTATTGACAATGGAGTTGTTTCCGAAGAAAGGCTAAATGACATTGCCGAAAAGGTTAGGAATAGAGAACAACTTACCGAAAGAGAAACCGCAATATTCACCGATAAGGCAGGCGAAATTAACGCAATAATTGAGAGCCAATCTACTGAAGTTGCTCCCGAAGAAACCATTCCCGTAGAGGAGGACGAAGACTTAGCGGCCCTGAACGAACAGATTGCCGCAATAGAGAACGCTCCTGCGGAAAGAGAAATGGTTCCTGCCGCTCCTAAGGTAAGATTTGAGTTACCAAAATTGAACGTGACTCTCCCAGAAGGATTTGCCCCTGCATTGCGTAAACTTGGGTACACGGATGAAGAAATATCCGGAATGACCATTGACCAACAACAGGACATTGCTATAAACAAAACTGAACCAGCAAGGGCAGAAAGCAGTTCAAAGGTTGATGTCGCAAAGGAGAATCAAAGAGTAGAAAGGATTGCGGAGGCTCAAAAGAAGTTAGATGAGGAGATTGCTGCCGAACAAGCCGCCCCCGTTGCTGCCGAGGAGGAAATAGTCGAGGCCGTTCCTGCCCCCGCTCCGAAAAAAGGGAAAGGAGTAACGGTTGAGTTTCCAACTGAACTTTCTGTTAGCGAAGTTAAGCCTTATGCAGAAGTACCCGATAACTATTACCGCCCTGACCAGCAGTTAAAGTTCAATCAAGGCAACTACTACGAACCTGTTAGAGTGATTGCTCATCCCGATGTGATTAGGGCAATAACGATTGGAAGTAGATTAGGGGATGCTCAAAAAAGGAAAACGGTTTCTGATAGCGATATTGAGTTTGCAAATAAAATTGCCAAGCAACTTGGGTACACCAATGATGCGGGTAATGGCAATGCAATTATGCTCCATAGAGCCGCAAAAGACCTTGCAAAAGAAAATAGGAGCAAGAATGAAGAGGTCTTTATGGTGATTGGCAACGAGGCAAAAGCCCCCAAACCAACGCCCGTAACGCCCACTGCCGCTCCGAAGGCACAGCCTGTGGCGGAGAAGAAGGAGGAGAAGCCCGCTCCGAAAAAAAGAGAACCAAAAAGTATTTATGAGGCAGAAGAGGCGGTAAGACAAACTTTATCAGAATCTCCATTAAAACAAGAAGCAGCAGAACAAGCAAGAATAGAGAAGGAGGCTTTGCGAAAAGAAGATGCGGCAGAAACTTTGTCTGATTTTGTTGCTAAATCTCAAGACCCTGATTTGCAAAAAGGATGGTATGATTTAAGGCAATTGGATTATCAGAAATTCAATCAATATACTCCAGCAAACAAGGCAAAGATACTTGTAGATAAAGCGATTTCTTTAGGATTTATAACCGAAAACGAAGCAAAGCGTTTAACGGGCAAACCCGAAAAAGCCGAAACCACCCCCGCCACAGAAACCCCCCAAGAAGGCAGCGATGTGAGCCTTCCTCCGCAGTCCAAATACACCACAGAACCTCGCAAAATGGTGTTTAAGGATGGAGAGTGGAAGCAGAATGTCGGAGGGCAGTTCGTTTCCGTAGGCGAGTCCGTTCAGAAGCAGGCGCAGGAAGCGTTTTCAGGGAAGATGGAGGCAAAGGCAGAGGAAGTCCTTGCAGAACCATTAACGGAGCAAGAAAAGGAAATAACAAAAGAGATAAACATTACAGAAAATGAAGCAGCAGCAGCAAAACAATCGAGCCCAAAGCGTACACGAAAATCTAAATCTGTTACAGAGGCTATCGAGCGTGAAGCAACGAATGTTGAAAGTAGTGGAAGCGCAGAAAGGGCGGAAGAAGTCATTGAGGCCATCGAAGCAGCAGAAATCGCTATTTTAAATAATGCAGAAGTTGATGAGTCTTTTGATGAAAAATATGGATTTAGCGCATTAAAATTTGCGGAGGACTACAACCTTGCGGGCAAAAGCGCAGACCTATATGACATATACAAATCCGTTACAGGAAAAGAATTAGACACCGAAGGTAATTCATATAGGCCATCCGAAAAGGCGATTCAATTTGCCCAAGACCTTCTTTCCGCACTTGGCAGAGAGGGAATAAAACTTAAAAACCCTCTTGGAATAGATGGCATAACAATAAATATAGCCCCATCCCCTGTTAAACCATTCTCAAAAACAGGAACAGATGCTTTGCAAGAATTAGTGGGCAAAGACGATATGCGGCCAAGTATGCAGGGCGTTTATTTTGATGGGGACAATATGGTGGCTACGAATGGGTTTATATTAACTGTTCAGAAAAAAACAGAATCGGATAGGGAAATCATAGAAAAGGCGGAGGCTTTATTGGTTAAATCTTTATCAAAAAACTTTGCTCCAAATGATGCAAGACAAATAGCATCAAAAACATACGAGGAAATAAAGAAAAATGGACTTAATGGTAAAATAATAAACCTAAAAACAGGAGAAGTTATTGACCAAAAATATCCGGACTATCAAAACGTAATACCGAAAAAAAACGAAACCAAAACAGGCAAGATGAGCATACAAGACCTCATAAATCTTGCCAATGGTGCAAATATTACGCTATCTAACAACAATAAGGAAGTAAGGCCGATAGTATTTTCAATAAAAGGGGACGAGCAGTTTGAAATAGGTCTTGATGCAAAAGGGCTTAAAGACCTTCTTCAATCATTGCAAGGAAGTGGAGCAAAAAGCGTAACACTTGAACTTCAATCACCAAGCAAAGGGGTTTTAATAAAGGGAGATAATGGGAGCATTGGGCTTATAATGCCCGTAATGATAGGCGAGGAAATAAAAAATCGTTCCCAACCTATCCCATTAGAAACGAAGCCCGCTCCCAAAGCCCCCGAAACGAAGGGTGCTGAGGAAACGATGCCAACGGCAGAATTCACCTCCAAACAAGAAGGCAACGCTTCCACAGAATTTGACGGCATAAAGAAACCATCAAAAATCAAAACGAAGTCCTTTGACAACAAATACGGAAAGGGAGCCTTTGAGCGTATGCAGAACATCACGCAGAACTTTGAAGACATAATGGACGGCCTGTCCGAGAAAATAAAACAAGATTGTCTATAATGAAAGAATCACTATTAAAAGCCAGCGACAAGAAGCTGCTGAACGAAGCCGTAGGACACGAACTCTACGCTTCCAACTTTTACAAGTATGCCGCCTCCTGCTGTCAGAAGCAGGGCCTATTCGGAGCGCAGAAGTTCTTTGAAGCGGAATCCGCTGATGAACTGAAACATTACTATAAGCTCCGTGACTTCTTTAACGACAGAGGGGACGAAGCCGATATGCCTCAAGTGGACGAGGTGGACTTCAAGGAAGGCATTGACCTCATGGGCATCCTTGATGCTGCGTACAACCTTGAGAAGGACTTGGGAGAGTTCTATAACGACTTCTATTTCTCCACAAAGGATGCCACAGTGCAGGTGAGGATTCACAAGTTCGTGAAGATACAGACGAAGGCGGTAGGTGAATACGGAGACCTCCTTGCTCGTCTTTCCCTCGTTTCGGAATGTCCCGGAGGATTGTTAATTTTCGACCAAGAATTAGGCAATAAATAAACATGGCTAAACTTCCTTGCGTTCCTGAATCCCGAATGTTCACTTTGAAGGACACGGGAGAAACAATGTCCTACGACCAGGTGCGTCAGTACCTGATGGAGAACCCAGACATTTGGCTTGGGGCGAAGGAGGGCAAGGAAGTGGCTATGCCGAAGGGAGAAACGAAGCCATTGTCTGCCGAGCAAGAACTCTCCCAAGCATTCAAAAAGTGGAAGGAAAGTTTTGGCAAAATGGGTATCATATTCGACCCAGCAAAACCGCCAAAAGATGATATTGAATTTTTTAATGCCATCCGTGCTTACGTTGTTAGGAAGTTTAACGAGGGGGCGTATTCGGTTAAGCAGTTTATTAAAGACTTAATTGAAGAAGGCATTCCCGATGTTAAGGAACAACAGAAGGTTTGGGAAAGGTTTTATGATGAGAGCATTCCATCTGAAAAATCCGAAGGAAAGAAAGAAGCTCCGAAACCTCCAAAGCCCCCGGTAACGCCTCCTCCAACTCAAGGCAAGGAAATGCCAGAGGGAGAGAAAATGGAGCGTGGATTCGTCACCTCAATAAAGGAGGCAACGGATATTCGTGAGGATGTAAAGGAGGCTTTGATAGGAGGCCGCTCAACATATACAAGGCTTCCAAATATAGTTAGTGTAAGAGAGGCCAATGCCATCTTAAACGCAATCGGAATAGAGGAGGCTAAAAAACTCATAACTGCCGTTAGTAGCGACATTCCATTTGCGTTCAGAACTACTCTTGGCCAAGTATTGATAAAGAGGCTGAATGAAGAAGAAAAGTTTAAAGAGGCCGTTAATGTAGTTGAAGATGTCGCAGAACTTTCCACAGGACTTGCTCAAGGACTTCAAGCATTATCATTGCTTCAATATTTAACACCAGCAGGGCAATTATTGGCAGCACAAAGAGATATTAACAAAATTCGCCAAAAGAAGTTCAGCGAACACGAAGACCAAATAAAAAAGCTAAAGGCGCAGCTTGAGGCTCTTAATAAACAAATCGTTGAGCAAGCCATTAATAATGTTTCTGACAAAACACAAGACGTTGCTACTCCTGAATCTCAACCAAAAGGGTATGGAGAGTCTAACAAGATAGTAACTAAAAGTGCGTTTAATAAAGCCCTTGAAAGACTGCGCCAAGCCAAGTTCTTTACTGGCGTTCCTCCTGAACTTATTGAGATTGCCATTTATCACATAGAGGCAGGCTCAAGGGAGTTTGGGGAGTTCAGCAGAAAAATGGTTCAAACTGTTGGCAAAAAAGTTAAGCCATATTTAAAAAGTGCATATAGAGCAGCTCAAAAACGATTGGGCGGAGAGGGATATTCTTCGGATGCCGACATTGCCACCTATATGACTAAGGATATTGACAAGGATATTGTAAGCGTTCTTAGGCAATCGGGAGAAAAGATTCAAGAAATTATTCGACAACACTACACCGTAGCCGAAGAAGTTAAACAAACTCTTTCAGAAAAGCTCCAAAAGAAACTTGGCCTATCTAAAAAGGATGCGGATGCAATTCAAAAAGCTGTAAGCACGGAGTTTGACAAACTTGCTACGGAAAAGAAAGAGAAGGCTGTTGGTTCAATATATAAAAGGCTTGCTCGCAAGAAGCCAATAAGCAAAACAGCTTCTCAGAGATTGATAGAGTTTTCCAACCTTGGGGCATTTGATGAAAAGACCTTTAAGGAGGAATACGCAAAAGCAATGGGCTTCCCTGAATTGACAGAGGCAGATGCTAAAAAAATCAAGGAACTTGCTGATAAAGTTCAAAACGCCCCAGAAGGCGCTCCGAAGCAAAAAGCGATAACTGATTTGCTTAACTACCGCCAAACAATAGGAGGCGTTTCTCTATTAGAAAAATCATCAAGCCTTTTCGTTGCTGCCCTTCTTTCTGGAGCAGAAACGCAATCTCGAAACTTATTTGGTAATGCATTTAACTTGGGGTTGAGTGTGTTAAATATTGGCCTACAATCACTTGAAAATCCAAAGCAATTGCCATTTTTATTGCAAGGGCTAACCTATGGAATAGCACAAGGAGCATTAGAGGGAACATACACTTTGACAACGGGCTATCCTCCATTCAAGGGGAAAGAAGATGTTTCGGCAATTCTTGAGCTTGTTAATTTTTATGGAGGTCGTAAGAATCCATTTAATTATTACAAATATGTAAATAGGATGCAACTTGCTGTTGATGCTTTATTTTATGAGCCTCTAAAAGAAATGAGGGCAAGACAATTTGCTCTTACGCAAGCACGCAATGAGTTTCCCGACCAAAACGCCATACAAAAGGCTATAGAACTTGTTAACGAGGGAGATGATGCCTATAAACTAGCGCAACAACAGGCGAAAGAAGAATATGAGGCTGAGATAAAAAAGATTGAGTCCGACAAGTCTTTAAAAGGAAATAAAAAGAGAGTACAAATATTTAACGCCAAATTAGAGCGTGTTAAAAGGGTTCGCAATATTCTTGAGCAATCAAGGGGCGAGCAGCTTGTTTCGGAGGCCACTGACTTTGGGTTAAGAAACACATTCAATAATCCTCCAGAAGGTTTATTAGGTGTGTTGGCTCAGGCAATGAATTTTGTTACAAACAGACTGCCATTGGTGAAGTTTGAAATCCCATTTGTAAATGTGATAACAAATGCCGCCAATATGGCTCTTGATTATACGCCAGTTGGCCTTGTAAGAATGATGAGGGGCGGGTCTATTACAGGAAATTTAAAGAAGCCTTTATCTGAACAAGAAAAAGCAAATTTGCGAGTTAGGGCAATGACTGGTTTGACCGTAATGTTTGCAGCATTTTTATTAAGTGAGCCAATAGGAGATGATGACGAACCGATTATTGAAATCACCGCAGATGGATATAATGATTATCAAAAAAATGAGGACCTTGAGAAAACAGGATGGAGGCCATATTCAATTAAAATAGGAGATAAATGGTGGAGCTATAAACTTACTCCTCTTATAGGGGTTCTTGGTTTAGTTGGGGCCTATCGTGACCAACAAAAATATCACAAGGCAAAAATTGACCAAACAACTTCACAGCGTTTAGGAATTGCTGCGGCAATTTCTATGTCAACTATATTAGAAACATCATTCTTATCATCAGCTGAAACCTTCCTGAGCGGACTTATGGGTTTTGCCCTTAAAAATGATAAAGGCGAAAAGATGAAAGAATGGGCTACAAAGAAAGCAACAGCATTTGTCCCTGTTTTAGGCACAAACTTTTATCAGCAGATAGCAAAAGCTGTTCAGCAGCAATTTGATATTCCTGACAAAGAGTATAAAGGAACATATTGGGGCCGATTCTTACGATTCATTCCTGTTGCAAGGGATATGTATGAAAACTCTGTCAATGGACTTGGCGAAGAGCTTCCTCCAAAGAAAGCAGGGATTCTGTATTCTGTAGAGAACAAAGGGCCATACGCAAAGCTATGGAATCTCCTTGCCGAAAAGAACTCAAACACAGGCAAACCAGACCGCAGAGGGGCTTCTTATATTGACAAAGATGGCAATCAGAAGGCAATGAATGATGAGCAATTCTATTTCTTCAGCAAGCAACGTGGAGAATACCTTCGCACTCTTATGATGGTCAATTATGATAATTTGAAAAACATGGATGTAAAAGAGTTTGCCGATTGGATGGAGAACGCTCGCAAAGGGGCAAATAGCTATGCCAATGGAGAACTTGCGCTTCGTGATGAAAAGCAGATATACGAAAAGAGCCTTCAGAAATATGAAGGGGAGTCCAATCACGAAAAGTCAAAAGTTATTTATGCCATAGAGGCGAATGATGTTAAGTCTGGGAGGTCTGCCTACAAGAAATATCTATCCCTTACTACAAAGGACGAGGATGATGCAAGCAAGGATATATTCACAAAGATTGTGAGCGATTCTGATATTCTTCCGAAGGGCATTTCTGCGGACGACAAGCAAAGTTTCTACGAGGGACTTTTTGAGGGAAATGACGAGGCTGAAATCACAATTAAGAAAGAGAACGCTGAAGGCCAGGTGGAAGAAACAACTGCTACCTTTAAGGAAGTGTTCTCGCCTGCACAAAGAGAAAAACTCATCAATCTTTATAAGCAAAAGGCGGCATCCGTTGCTCCAAAGCTGAAGAAGATGGACGAGATTATGGGAACGGAATATTCCGAAGACTATAGTGGCCCTGCTATATGGAGGCAATACATTACCGAGGAATAGTCGTAACTTTGTGATATGATACACAGAATTGACCGGGTGAACCCCGATGTGGACGACAGGGTGATTAAGCCTAACGAGGCACGTTTCGCAGAGAACCTGCGTTTCGGTGCTTCTACGGAGGACACGAACCTTTCGGGCGGAACGCTCATTCTGGGTAATACGCAGCTTGATTTCGTTCCTCCTGCGGGAGTGAATAAGGTGGTGGGTACGCTCAGTGACCTTGAGAACCGTGTCGTTTACTTTGCTATGTATAATGACAACGGAACGGAAGACGGGAAGCAGCATGGCATCTATCGTATCAATAGCGGAACTGATGATTCTGTTGATACCATAGCGCAAGGGAATTGGCTGAACTTTCAATCGGACGACACATACAACGTATCTATGGCCACCATTCGTGGCCTCCTTTATTGGACGGACAATGTGAACGAGCCTCGGGTGATAAACATCGAGAAGGGCATCAGAACGCAAACGGGAGCCACAGAGGACATCTATCCATTCCCAATAGAGGATTGGCACTATACGCAAATCAAGAGGCCGCCAGGTCAGGCGTTGTTAGTTAACCCGCAATTAGAGAATGACCTTCCTGGGGTTAGTCTTACAAAACAGAATAGGGCGCTCACCCAAACGGGATTCCAATATTCGTATTATTATGTGTATGATAACAATGAGGAAAGCCGTCTTGCCCCATACTCTATTGACACATTCTCAAACTATAATGTAACCCTTACGATTCCTGAAGCCGAGTTTAACGCTTATGCTTCCAATGCTCAAATCATAAAGGCTTTTGTGATTGTCATAAGGAATGGCAATGATGGAGTTTGGAGGGAGTTAAGGTACATAAAAAACGATGGGGCTACGAGGACATTCTTGTTTAGAGATATTCTTTCTACAAGTTTATCGCTAGTATCCTCTGACATAGTGGATGCACGGTATGATTCTGTTCCATTGGTGAGCAAAACAAACGAGATTGCTCAAAATAGGCTCAATCACGCAAACTATGTAGTTGATTATCCTAGAATAGATGGAATTGAGTTTAAGGCTTCTATTACCAGAATAACTTCTTTAGAAGACGAAAATATATACAATGACCGCACAGACCGTTCTTTTGTGCCTTGGGGTAGGTATAATATAGGAGTGGAGTTTGTTGATAAATATGGAAGAACGCAGCCAGTATCAAACGTATCGGAAGCTATAGCAGGAGTTTGGCTTTCTGATTATACTACATCAGACGGAAGTGGATATGGCAACTCAATACCCTTAGAGAATGTAAATTCCTATATTGGTGTTACTCCTACGATTACAGACCAAAAGTATTATAGACGAGTTGCTGAATATTCAATAAAGGGGGACATTCCTGATTGGGTGGATAGGGTGAATATTGTACGAAGCAAGGCTAAGAACATTATTCAGTTCAATCAGTCAATGGGTCGTATTTATTTGTGGTATCAAAAAAATGCAGGAGGCGACTATTTCTTTACATGGGTTCCATACGCCATAAACCCATACATAGTTAATCAGCCACAGAATAAGTGGAATATGAATGAAATATATGATGGAGGCGATACGAACACTAAATATACATTCATAGGCTATGTGGTGGAGTTTGCTGCAAACGAGGGGTTTGTAGCCTCAGAAAATCAATATATTTATTTCAATACAGACTTTTCAGCAGGAGGCGACCCAACTCCAAACAATGAGGTTTACGCAACAATATCAAAGTTTAAAGTAAACAACATTATTGGCAATAGGATATATGTAAAAGCCTCGGATGGAGTTCAAATCAATCCAAATTTTGAAGGATATGAAACGTCTCAGGAGGATAGGACAATAACTCCATACACGCTACCAGTGGCCTGTTTCAATACAGAGATTACTGAGTTCGGGCAAATGAGTAATATAAATAACTACATACCACTATTTTACAATTTTACCTTAACGCAAGAGGGAAATTTTGATGAGCAAATATTATATACTACAGAGGCAACATACACGGCTAAAGAGTATAAAGATGCAATTGCTATTAATGGAGAAGTTAAGGGATATTTGTTTGGAGATGCAAGAATTTCTCTGTCGCTAAAAACTACTATAGCTCAATCATATAATATAAAGATTTTTAACCCAGGCCAAATCAACGGACAGCCAGTCATAAAAGATGCTGTTCAGAATATTAACGCTCAAGGATGGTATGGGTTCTTTATCTCAATGTCCCCAATAGACATTTTCAATCAGAAATGGAACCAGAATATTGGACAGGTTAACACAACAAGCTATCTTGACTCCCAAAATTTAAGACAGGACAATCAAATCTGTTTCTCCAATCCAACAGTGGGGTCAACGCAAGTGAATGGACTAAACAAGTTCAACTCTGCCGACTTCCGTTCCGCTCCTGTGGAGAATGGGCCAATTACGGCACTCATTAACACAAACGCCACACAAAGGGAGCCGGGCGTACTTCTTGCCGTAGGGGCATACGGAGTGAGTTCGTTCTATTACGATGCCGTTCAGCTTACGAATGTTGACGGAACATCAAACGTAACGACAACCAATTCCTACCTTGCCTCTCAAAGGCCGCTGCTTGGGCAGTTCGGAACGTCAAGGCCAATGTCCATCACCAAAACGCCACTGTCCACTGTTTATTGGTGGAGCGATGTGGTGAACGACTTGGTTCGTTATAGCAACGCAGGGCTTGAGCGCCTTGGCTTAACGTATTCGTTCAGCAACTATCTTCGGCAGACATACGGAGGGAACGCCCTCATCACTACTTGGTACGACCAAGTGACAGATGAAATCAATCTTGTCGGGAAGGGACTCGCCACTGCTACGTTCAGTGAGCGCTACAAAACCTTCCAAGGGACAAGAAGCTACATCAACGGGGACATCTCTCCAGAACGCTCCATAGGGGCCGCTACGAAGTTCTATAACTTCCTTGGAGGTGAGATATGGAAAACGGATGTGAACAACACAGCGGCCAACGATAGCCAGTTATTTGGCGAATATAAAATGCCAAAGGTGGCCATCATTACAAACGAGCAGCCTGCTGTAATGAAAACGTGGAATCAAATAAAAATGTTTGGCCCACATCCCACAACGACAGAACTTGTTGCCGTAGCTAATAGCACAGTGAGTAGCGGAAACCTGCTTTCAACCATTGATTACAATTGGTGGATAGAAAGAAAGAATGTGTGGGAGGCCGCCATCAGGCGTTCTATTACATCACAAGGTGGGGTTCTTGCAGGAAAAATAATGGAAAGTAGAATATTATATTCTATTTTTGCATTCGACCCTCAGTCTTTTGATAAAATCAACTTTATTGAGGTGAAGAGCAATTCATCGATAGTACAATAGGAATGTATGGCAGAGTTTGATTACAACCAACTTATTCAGCCCGCAGTAGGAGCAGGACTTTCATTTGCAGGGTCTATTCCTCAAATGATTGAGGCAAGAAGGCTTCGAAAAGAACGTGAACGTCTTTTGCAAGAGGGCGCTCCTGGCCTTTCTCCTATGGAGCAGGAACAGCTTGCTGCTGCTCGTGCAAGGGCCGCTTCTTCTCTCGCTCCGGGGTATGCTCAGGAGATGGAAGGAATTGCTCAGACACAAGGAGATGTTCTTGGTGCTGCCAAGAGGGCTGGAATCTCAGGGTCGAATCTGCTGAACACGTTAAGCCGTTTGAATATGCAGGGACAAGCCGCAAGGCGCAATCTTGCTGTTCGTGGCGCACAGGCTCAGAGGGCTTCTCAGGAGGACTTGCAGAACCTCGCTATGGCTGCTGATGCAAGAAGGCAGGGAAGGGTTCAGAATTGGGAGGCTAAACTGGCGGCAATGGATGCGGCTCGCAGGCAGTACAACGCTGCTGCTGCACAAAGTCCGCTACAAGGAGCTTTAGCATTCATGCCAAGAGAAGGATTTAAGTTTGGGACAAAAGATGTATCCACTGGAGGGGCAAGTCCATATAAATCATTTACTGAAATCCCAACTCAATTTGCAGAAAAGGAGCCAATGTTTAATCCTTATGCCGCACAGAATGCAGCAGGAATGAAAATGACAACTCCAACAGGACCGGGCGCAACTCCTCCTATTGGGACTTTATATGATAGTCCTGTAAGGCTAAATCCATATTACAGATTCTAAATGTTCGCACCAGACCTATCCCTTCCGTTTGAGAAAAAGAAGTCCAAGGAGTTCGGGAAGGACTTTGCTTCAGGGCTTGAAACATGGCACTTGATGCAAATTGAGAGTCCGAACTTCCCTAAGCGGAAATGGGCGGAGAACTATCAATATGCGTTAGGCAACCAATCCTATTTGCGTACCATTCAGCCCATAGATAACCTAGGGGCCAATGATAGCCAAACGCTCATAGCTGCTGATTTGCGGAACATGAAGCTCACTTCCACGATACTTGAGAGTATTGTAGGCAAGTTGAACCGCCAGAAGTTCCGCCCAACGGTGAGCATGATTGACAGCCTTGCAATGGGGCAGCGTGAGGACATGAAGGCCAAAATGGAGCTTGCCATGTATCTCAAGCAGCAGAACGCTGAGATGGGGCAGATATTGCAGCAGCTTGGCCTTACGCCCGATGAAGTTCCAATGGACACAACGGAGCTTCAAATTATGCTTGATTGTATGCCTCAGTTTGTTGAGGAAATGAACATTGAGCTGGCCTTGTCGAAAATAGGACACGAAAACAATTTGGAAACCCTTGCGAGGATGACGGACTATGATGACGCCATCACTTCCGTAAGGGGCCATTATATCAATAGAGTAAATGGAAAGCGGCAAATTGAATGGCTTGACCCTCTTAATAGCGGTCATAGTATGTCCTTTTATCCTGATGGCCGTGATATTGTTTGGTCTTATAGGATTCGGCCTGTACCTGTTGAACAGGTGCGTATCGAGGCACAGGAATTTCTTACGGACAACGAACTTAATAACCTTAGAGGAGGCCAATTTAGTGTCCTCTACAACTGGCTCTACTGGTGGGCAGCCCCAGGAGCGAACAACTACCTCGCAACTTTTAACAACACTTACACCGATTATGTTCTCGTCATGGACTTTGAGTTCGTCTCCACAGACGTGCTTTACACCAACATTAAGAACGGACGGGCGTACAATGGATATTCCAAAAAGACTCCCGGAAAAGATGGTGATGTCTATACTGCCAAGGTGCAAAACCTTTTCGGGGGTAAGTACATTTGCGGAAGCGGGTATGTCTATGACTACGGTGTCAAGCCTGGAATACGGCAACCTATCGTAACTCGTAATGAGGATGCGTTCAAGGTAAATGCCTCGAAGGTATATGGCTCATTCGTGTGGCATCACTCTTCAATGATAAGGGGCGAATCTACGTCCATCCTTGATAGAGCCAAGCCGCACATTGACGCTATTGAAGACACCTTCAAGAAGTTTAAGACATACGTTAAGGAGTTTCTTCCTTGGATGATAAGGGTGGACCAAGATGCCTTGGCCGACCTTGCCATGAAGGAAGGCGACAATGTCACTGCCGAGGACTTAATGACTACGCTATTGGAGCGTGGCCTTGGCGTTGTTTCTTCCTCCGCCTATAAGGGCTTCCACAACGCAAGCGTTAAGGATGCCATTTCCATTATGGAGAATGCAGGGGGAGGAAACCTCCAAGTGCTGTGGAGCTTATTGCTTCAGCAAATCAACCTCCTGCACGATGTAGTGGGCGTTCCAAAGGTGGACACAGGAGGAGGCGTAAGTCCTGAGCAAGGAAAAGCCGTTACGCAAATGCTTCTTCAGGGAAGCGACAATGTTCTCTCTGGACTCATGGAGGCTAAAATACGTTTGTATAGCAGCCTTTGGGAGAACTTGATGTACGACATTATGCAAACCGGAGAATCGGGAGTGGCTAACAATAGGGCTTTCTCCATTCCTCCGGGCAATCCTGACGAGAGGATTCCAAATCTCGTTGTTGAGCCTTTGCCAACGGACACTGACTGGCAGGACCTGTTTGCAAAAGCACAGCAAGCTCTCGCAGCGGGGACGCTGACAATAGACCAATATGCCTACCTGAAAATCATAGACAATATGAAGCAGGCGTGGGGCTATTTGGCCGTTCAGCAGAAGCGCACAGAAATAAAGAAGGCACAGATGCAGCAAATGGCCGACCAAGCCAACACGGAGCGTCAGATGCTTTCCAATCAGCAGGCGCAAGAGGGGAAAGAAAGACTTGAACAAATTAAAATTTTTGGCAACATATTACAGGAGTATGCGAAGGCTGCCTTTGCCGACCCTATGAATAATGAGAGCCAAAATGTAATTTTGCAAAAAATACAAATAGAGTTAGAAAAATTGTATGGAACAGGAGGTAATCAACCAAGTGGCGGAGCAGCTGGACAACAGCCAGCAGAGCTTGCCGGAGGGTCAGCCGCAGTTAGCGGAGAACCCGTTTAAAGTAACAAGCGTTAAGCCTGCCGATGCAGACGCTCCCTTAAACTATATAGAGGGGAACGAGCCGCAGGAGGAAGCTCCTATTCAGGAGGAAGCGCAAGAAGAAGTTCAGCAGGAAACACAACAGGCCGTAGAGGATATAGATGCCCTTCGTGCTAAACTTGCTGAACTAGAAGCGAAGCTTTCCGAGTCCCCTAAGACAAAGGTGGAATATCGGATGCCAGACGAAGTGAGGGAATTATTAGAGAATCCCGCAACGCTTCAAATTCTTAATCAGGACTACGAAAATATGCCAGTCCTTGAGCTGATTAAGAACGCCTTTAAGGAAGCAAATCCTTGGGCAAAAACGGACAGGCACATTGAAACGCACTTGAGAAGGCAATATCCCGATATTGACTTTGACATACCTGAGAATCTTGGACTCTCTGAAGAGGATTATGATGCGATAGCTTGGCAAGCCGAGGGCATACGCCAGAATCTCATCAATCAACAGAACGAGGTTAAAGGGAAGTTAGAAGCCGCAAAGGCTCCTGTTACCACTCAAGCCGACCTTGATGCGTACCAAAATGCGTTTCAAGGATTGGTGGAAGAAGGTATCAAGAGTTTGAAGCCTGAGCCACTGTCCTTGGACATTCCAGGGTATAAGATGCCTCAGGTGGACTTTGAAAAGATTCGGGATATTGTTTATAGTGACGCTGTTCCGCTGTCTTTGGATTCCGAAGGCAATGTGTGGCCTAACATGAAGGCTGCATCAGCTATGGCTGAATTGGAATTGCTCAAGAGTCAGATTCCGGCGATGCTGGAAGCGGCCCGTAGAGCGGCTCCGAAGGAGGCTGTGGAAGCCATCAGTAGAACGCTGAACAATCAAGTGCCACAAAATAACGTCGCACCAATCAATCCACAACAAGTGGCGCAGGCTAAGTCGGCAACGCTTGGAGGGTTGAGGATAGTGGGCGTTCAGTCTAATTTTTAATCTTTTAGAAAAACAAAAAAATGGCAAATCCATTGTATGGCGTACAAGGCTCATCAGCCAACAGCCCACAAAACGTAGCGGATGCCGCTACCCTCTCCGGACTTGCGGACACCGTGTCCTTCGTTCGTGAATTTTGGCCTACACTTCTTGACCGCTACCCTGACAGGCAGCTCATCGAGAACGGACTTATGGCTCACCTCGTAGACAACAAAGCTTTTGTTGGCGTTCAAACCAACACTACGCAAGTTTTCCACGCTGAACAAGATTCTGTTCTTGCTACTTTGACAGTTCAAAGCGCTCCTACCTCTTTGGGTGGTAATGCTTACAGAATCATTGTAGATGCTACACAGTATAGTGGAACTCAAGGCCCAGCTGGATTTTACAACTACGCCACCGTAGGTCAGAACTTCCAATTGGCAAACAACCCAGGCGTTATTTGTAATGTGTACGATGTAGTGTTCCCCGACACCACTGGTGGCGCCACTCACTACATTGACGTATATAGCAACGGAACTGTGAATCTTGCCACTGCTATTTCTGCTGGTGACACTCTGCTTCCACAGGATGCTGTAAACGACGTAAACGGAGACTTCCCTAACGGTTCTGTTCGTGGATGGGCTCGTTATGGCGTTAGCTTCCAATATATGTCCACTGGCTCTGCCATCGTTGGTCAGGACACCTACAACCAGTCATTCATGTTCCAATTGGAAGGCGGTCAGTCTATTCTTGCTCCTCGCATTTTTGCTGACGCTATGATGACCGCTATGCTTCGTAAGTCTGCTGCCATCACTGTTGGTAAGGGCGATACTTATGGCGGTAAGCAAACCACCGTTGGTTTCGTTTCTGCTGCTCAGGCTTTCGGCTTGACAGATGACTATGCTGCTGGTGGTGTTCAAATGTCTGACCTTGAGGACATCGGAATCCGTCTTCAGAATCGTGGTGCTGGTACTGAGCTTGACCTGTGGGGTGGATATAACTTCATGCAGTCAATTCAGCGTAACGCTCTGTCTCCTTTGACAGGTGGAGCTGTTCAGTACATCAGCGGTGAAATGAACGATGGTTCTGCAAGTTCTCGTCCAGGCTTGAAGAAATCTCTTGGTCACTTCATCCTTGGTAAATTCAAGGTGAACTTGAACGAGGCTTCTGAGTGGGCGCACAAGGCTATGTACTCTCCTGATTTAGGTGGTACTTCCCTCACCTCTGGTTATTGGGCTAATGCTTTCTGCATCATCCCTAAAGAAGACGTTGCTGTTCCTCGTGAACTCACCAACACTTCTTACACTGTTACCGCTCCTATGTTCCGGGTTCTTCAGTTGAAGGCTCCTGTAACCACTGGCGGAACTCCTGTGATGAACCAGATTGTAAAGCGTGACCCTGCACACTTTGGCGCTATGAAGTACCAAATCATTAACAATGAATACTTCGCTGCCCAGACCATGCTGGCTTCTAAGCTGTACTTCGGAGGAACTATCATCTAATAGAAACTTCGCAATAAAAAGAGGGCCGCTGAAAAGTTGGCCCTTTTTTTGTTTATTTGCGTAATAAATAAAACATAAACAATTATGATAGTATCAGACAGCCGTGCAGGCATCAATGAAATTAACACATGGCCTGCCGAAGTAGAAGAGAAATTGATTTCGCTTGAGCCAGGCGACCTCGTAAAAGTTAGGCTGAATCCAAACCTTTGGTTCACTGTATTTGAACAGAGGGGAACAAGCCAAGATATGAATCGTCCTGTTTCAAGTGGAATGGTAAAAAAGATAGGGCAGCATGGCATTCCGTCTCCTTGGACTATTCGTTGGGAAAGAAGGCCATATCAAATTGGCTTCCTTGAGGGGTATGACGTTAATGGTAATGCTCGCTATCACCACCCTTTATTCTCTGAAACTGGAGAGATGACATTCAATGGCGACAAGGGGGGCGACAGAGAGCGTTTCTTTGCTTTGCAACTCCATCCTCAAATGCGTATCGACCCTCTTACAGGAATTGAGCGCAAGACATGGAAGTTTGAAATTGTTGACGAGGAGAAGGATAGTGGCGGAATTACAAGGGACTTTGAAGTTAAGCTGGCCCTCTTGAACAAAATCAAGGACCTTGATGATGCAAGTCTGAACATCTTAATGAAGCCATCTATGTATGAGCGTTCATTCTTCAACAAGCCAGACCTTATAGGCAAGCCAAAGGCTTCCCGGGCCATTCTTGTAAAGAAAGTGGAAGGAGGAGAGTACAAGAACGTGGACGCTGCTTTCAAGGCATTGGACGAGGTGAACAAGATAGGAATCATTTACGATGCCCTCACTTCCCGTAAGCTCATCTGCACGGAGACAAAATTGATGCGTTACGATGGCATGGAAATTTGTACCTTTGCAGAGGAGATTTCAATTCCTAACATGGAAACGGCTGCCATCAATATCTTCCGTTATGCGGCTCACGTGCCGAACTTTGACGAGAAGGTGATTGAGTTCTTCCGTGAAGGGTTTGAGGCTGCCAAAACTACTGCTCACAAGGGCCGTAGGGGAACAAATAATGCCTAATTGACATGGACACCTTAGCAACTTTAACGGCCAAATATCAAACCTCCCTGGCTTTTGACATTCAGGGAGGCTGCGTGGCTGCCTCTCAGCGTACACAAATACTGCTTGCTTTTGTGCAGGAAGTGACGTATAGACAGAGTGCGGCAGTGAACGATGAAGTGACGGCCAATCAGTTGCTAACTTTTACATATCAAAACTATCCTTAGTGTTTTTCATAAAATTGAACAATTGGTTATGAGAATAGGGGGAATTTTGTTCCCCTTTTTCTTTTATATTTGACCCCCATGAACACAAGGCTTGGAGTTCACGTTGCAACAAAGGACAAGATTCCTCAGAATGATTTTGAGAAGCGTTGTCTTATTGCCTCTTGTTTAACATGGCAAGAGTATAACGGGCCTATTGTAATTGTCCTTGACGAGGCTTTTTACATTTGGCTTCATTATAGTGGCCTTGAGGTTCTCTATCAGGACATCATTCCAATAGACATTGAATACCAAACGGAGGAGGACGTGAGGGCGCACTTCAAGGAACATATTCCGTATGACCTTTTCTTTGTTGGCCTTAACGAAGTGAGCGACCCAAACGGGGGTGGTAAAACTTATTTTATTAAAGGAAAAAAAGATTTTGTAGATTTGCAAGTAGAACTTTTACCTGAAGAGTATAAGAAATTATGGCAGTAACACCCGTAGGGGCCACTATACCAGCACCAAATCCGAACAATATAGTTGCAACAAATTATGCTGTTCCGGGTATTGTATTTGCAAAGGTTACGGAGGCCAATCTTGCAGTGGCAAATTCACAGAGTGGTGGAGATGCTAATAGTCTTAGTGACATTATTGAGCCTGTTACGCTTGCTACGGGCAAAATTACATCAGACGATACAACTGCGGTTGTATTTGGATATGACACAAGGTTTCTCACTGACTTTTCAAATGGGGACTATTTGTTTTATTACAATAATGATGCCTCTCCTATTTTATTAGGAAAGATTCAAAATAGAGATAGTGATACACAAATCACACTTACGGCCTTTAGTAGTGTTACTTTAACAAATCAAACTTTTTGTGGCGGGTCAAATTCTGTAATCCCAAGAGGCGAGAACCTTCTTGTCAGATTCCCTGTTATTCCGCAAGGCTCTGGAATTATTATTCCTAATTGGAATCAATTCAGGCAAGCCCCGGTTTCTCAAAGTAGTTTTAACAAAACCTCATTGAGTAGCATAACCACATATAGTGCTGTTGGAGACCCTACCATTTACGACCCATCTGGGGCTAATGTTCAATTCACCATTACTCCAATATTTCCATACACCCAAACTCAGTATTCAAATGGGTATAAATATATTTGGACAACGGCCTCTGCCTTTCCTAATTTTATTTATGCTATCATTAATCCTTATGGAGCTGGTTCTGCAAAACTCCCAGCAAATACATTGTATAAATTATTTGCCAATCAAAACTCAAGTGGGGTTGTAGCTTCCATAATATATCCTGTTTTGTTTATGCAGACAATAGGATATGCCGCTTTTGATATGGCTCCTCCAGTAGTTAATCCAAACTCCACGCCTGGTGGGGAAAATTAAAAAAAAATAACATTTAAAATAATATGGCAACATATAATATTCCATCAATCAATTACTACAGGGTGAATGCCACAAACACTGCTATTGCTACAAGTGCAAGCGGAGACGGAAGCCCAACAGAAGAAATACTTGCTCCTTCGCCTGAGGGATTGTTTCAAAGCAACTCTGGGGCCATTATCACTGGAGATGGAAGTGGCGACTTTGCCAATTGGAATGAGGGGATGTATCTGTATTATACAGAATCCTTAACGGGCCAATATGTTTTAATGGGGCAAATAGAAACAATTGATAGCTCAACTCAGCTTACATTAGTTGATACTCCTCTTTCAACAGAAGCTAATGCTGTACTTTCCGCATCTTTTTCGCTCATCACCATTAATGAGAGTCTTTATATAAGGATAGCAACAAGCACTTCTGGAGCGCCAAATGGAGGGATGAATATTCCAAACTTTGCTTCTCCATATTGGAGAACTGGGGCTGGAGTAACCGCTAACAACAATAGCAACCAAGCCTCATTGACGCAATTTAGTTCCACAGGAACCCCTATTAGCACTTTGTCGCCAACTGTAAACATCCCGTTTACGTTCCAAACAATGAATGTGTTTTCGGTAAGTTCTTCAAGCACCCGTACACAAATATTTTATTGGAACTCATCGACAGAGTTCCCTAATTATATTTGGATAAGAATAACGCCAAGAACATCTGCAACAAGTAGTTCACTCAATAGCCAAACGCTTTATAGATTGAGCGTGGAGGAGGTATCAGAGGCATTGGTTATTACAGCAAACTTTGCTCAGCAATCACTTGCAAATGCAGGATATAGTTTGGCGTAAAATATCCATTAAGCACGACTAAATGGCAAGCATTGATGTTTTCTTCAGGACAGCAGGGGCTAAGAAAGCTTTCGTTTCAACGACAGACAGCTCCTCCTTTGCTCGTTCCTCGTCTATATTCAATGCTTTAACGACAACAACAAGCAACACGCAGGTCTTTGGAACGCCAAATTCTACAAGTGCTTTCTTTTTAACGTCAGGTTTCTACCAAATATTCAAATCGTCTTCTGTGGCTTCTGTGTTTCTAACAACACCCACAGCCAACCCCACAAAAGAACTTGTTCTTAAAATAGGAACACTTGGGCCTAACACAGACTGCACTTATGTGGAGGTTCCTGACGCCACAGGAGAATACGATGCCACTACAAATCCAGGAGGCTACAATCCCGTAGGAGACCCCTTCAATCCATATCGCCCATATAGAGGGTCTGTAAAGCTATGGACCGTTTATAAAGTGTGGAATACGCCAATTGGAACTGGAAATATAGGCGACACGCAAACGCCTTCCACGCAAGCAGAACAGAATGATGTAGATTATACATACACTCTCTATTTCCCTACAGAAACAATAGAGAATGAAGCCATTGTTATTAAGGGAATTTACGAAATCATTCTAATTGCCGCTCCTTCTTCAGAGAACTATGAAGAATATATAGGCAATGTAAATCTTTATAGCATTGCTAATGAGCTTGATGATTGGTATGTCACATCTGTTGGCATAATGGTGGATTGCGAGGTGATTAATTGCCTTAACAGAAGGCGGTATGAGTTCCTTCAAGGCGTTATGTGCGGGAGATGCGATGATGATTATCTTTTGTTCTATTCCGATTATATAGGTATGCTATCGGCAATGGAAATACAAGACTGGCCCACAGCCGTAGAGTTTTATAATAAGCTTAAAACCCAATGCAGCACAGTTGAACCTAGCTGCGGATGTTAATGTATGGCTAACTTTCTTGATGATATTACCTCCTATAACGCAAAGGCTTCACTTGCTATTGCGTTAGCCGTTAAGGAATGTCGTAATGATACGGCAAACCTAATGTCTTCCTTAAAGACAACTGCAAACGATACATCGCTATCGGAGCCAGTTAGGCTACAAGCATTAACAGCTCTTATAAATGTAGGAGGACTACTTGACATTCCGCTTCCTCCATATTTCCCTGTCACCACCACTTATGCTACCACACAGTCTTATGTTGGCATACACAATGACCTATCTGGTCTTCAGGGAGGAGCGGCAGGAGAGTATTATCACTTAACTGCTGCCGAAAGGACCTCCATCTTAAATAAAGCGGGACTGAGTGATATTACATTCGCAAATCTTCAGGGAGTTTACACTCAGAACAATAGCCTTAACACGGCAATAAACAGCAAGCAAGACCAACTTAATGCGCCAGTAGGCAATTATTTTGTCAAGATAAGTGGCACTACAATTTCCTACGACAATAGCACATATTTAACGAGTGCTACGCTTGCCTCTACCCCCGCTACGGGTCAGTTATCAGGCACATTTGGGAACCCCATTCTCAGTAATGCTGCTGTAATTGCGAAAGTGCTTACGGGGTGGAACGGGAGCGTGTCTCCTGCCTCCATCACTTCTTCTGATTCGATTCTTACGGCACTTCAAAAACTGAATGCCAATATAAACGATGTAATAGCAAATCCTGCGGGTGTAAGTACGGTGGCCCTAACAATGCCATCTTCTGTATTTACATACACATCCACGCCTTCAAGCGGGGCTGTAATGCTGAGCGCTTCGTTTAACACGCAAACTGCGAATAGATTTTTTGCAGGACCAACAACGGGGGCGGCAGCTATTCCCACATTCCGTGCGCTTGTGGCTGCCGATTTGCCTTCGGGTGTGGTAACTCCAGGAACTTATGGCTCTGGCGCTGCGATTCCAGTTATTACAGTGGACACTTATGGAAGAGTGACGGGCATAACCACTGCTCCAAGTGCTTCTGGCGGACAAGTGAATACGGTGATGCTAACGGGAAGTGGTATTTTCAGTTTAACGCAGCCTGGCAGCACTCCTACGGATGTTGTATGGAATATAGGACTTGCTACGCAAACTCCAAATTTTGTGTTCGCTGGCCCCGCCACAGGAAGTACGCCACTTGCACCGGGATTTCGTGCCTTGGTGGCTGCTGACATTCCTTCTCTTACCATTAGTAAAATATCGGGTCTTCAGAGTGCGCTTGACTCCAAGATGACATATAGCCTCAATGATGGGGAGATATGGATAGGAAATAAAGCAAACGCCCCTATAAATCATAGTCTCACGGGGGATGTTTTAATGACTCGTGAGGGGGTTGTTACTATACAGCCAGAGGCGGTAACATTTGCCAAGATGCAAAATATCACTTCAGGCAATTTGCTTGGAAGGTATGATGCATCAAGTCCTGGCTCTATTCAGCAAATAAGTCTTGACCCGCTTTCATTTAATTTGGACGCTTTTGGAGTGCTTTCTCTTGCCACTCCCGTTGCTCCCGTTATTAACACAAAGGGAAGCCTTATTACATATAGGCAAAGCATAGGAGACCAAGTTCAATTATATGCAGGAACGAATGGTCAAATTCTAATCCCTAACAATAATTTAGATGATGGATTGGAATGGGTGGATGTAACAGGTGATATTACGCTTGATACAGCTAATCCAAGCGGGGCAGCAACAATATCAGCAGGAGCCGTTACGCTTGCTAAGATGGCCAATCTTGCAGCCAATTCTTTCATAGGCAACAACACGGGCAGTTCAGCTACGCCTATTGCGCTTACGACAGCGCAAGCAACGGCTATGCTTAACGTGTTCGACACTGCCTCTACAACTAAAGGGCTTGTGCCTGGAAGCAATAGCCTTGGAAGCACCTATTTCCTTTGTGCTGACGGAACGTGGCAGCCCGTAACGGGAACAGGAACTGTGACCACCGTAAGCGTTGTTTCGGCTAATGGTTTTGCAGGAACTGTGGCAAACGCTACAACAACACCTGCCATTACGCTTTCCACTACCATAACGGGAGTGCTTAAGGGAAATGGAACGGCTATTTCCACAGCTATAGCAGGAACAGATGTTGTTACTCCAGGAACAATTACGCAAACATCAGGAGCGGGAAGTGGTCTTGAAATGGCTACTGCTCGCATACTTGGTCGCACAACGGCTGGAACAGGGCCAATTGAGGCCATTTCTGCTGGGGCTACACTAACGCTTTCAGGAGGCAGCCTTGGCATCAACTTAGGCAATCTTAACACGTGGACAGCCAAGCAGACTTTCTCCGCAGGCATTCAGCTTAACGGAGCCACTTCTGGATATGTTCAAATAAACGCTCCTGCCGTTGCTGGGACGCAGACATACACGCTGCCAACAGGAACGCCATCAGGAAGCAATCAGTTCCTCACGGCCACAACAGGAGGTGTTCTTTCATGGGCCTCTCCTGTGGGGACCACCACTAACGCTGTTACGTTTAACAATAGCGGAAGCGGAGCAGCCTCAGGAACGACATTTGACGGCTCTGTTGCTCGTACAATAAGCTACAACACAATAGGGGCGCAGGCATTGAACGCCAACCTCACAGGACTTTCTGCTCTGTCTTATTCAAGCGGAACGCCATTTGTGAAAATGACGGCAGCAGGAACATTCGCCCTTGACACAAACACGTATGTAACGAATGTGTCCTTCACAGGAGGTCTTATTTCTGTGGCCACTCCTTCCACTACGCCTGCCTTCACTGTCGCAGGAACGCAAGGAGGAATTGTGTATTTCACAAGTGGGTCAACATGGGCCTCCACTTCAGCCTTAGACCAAGGAGAACTCCTTGTCGGAGGAGGAACGGGGTCGCCTTCCACTATTAACACAGGAGCAACTGACACTATTCTTATAAGCAATGGGCCTGGGTTCTCTCCAAGTTGGAGTACGGCTACATATCTTGTAACGACAAGTGCGAACAGACTTCTTTATAGTTCAGCCAATAATGTCATCGACGAAATCGTTGCCCCATCATCGGCGAACACCTATCTGAAGTGGGATGGTTCTTCATTCACATGGGATGTAGCAGGTGGCGGAGGTGGAAGTGGAACAGTGAGTACAGGCACAATAGGTCAGCTTGCTTATTACACCGGGACCACCACCGTGGCAAGTTTCTCTGCCGCCAATAGTATCATCTACGGCAATAATTCCAATAATGTCGCAGCATTACCTTACGGCACAGAAGCTAATAAATATCTAAGGGTTAATGCCACTGGCACAGCACTTATCTGGGACACTGCTGGAACTGGCACTGTAACAAGCGTAGGGCTAACAATGCCAGCAGCATTTAATGTAAGCATCCCAACGATTACTACATCAGGCACATTTGCCGTAACGGCAGCAGGAACAGCGGCCCAATATATTCGTGGAGATGGACAACTTGCTTTATTGCCTACATCAGGAGGTGGCGGTGGAACTTCTGTTAGTTATTACCTGAACGGCTCTGTTTCTCAGGGAATCAATAACTATAAGCAGATGAGCAAAGTTCCTGTAATTGGTTTAGGAACAGACTTCACGCTTACAAATACTACAGGGGCGCAGGTAATGGCCGAGTTCCTTACAGATGCCAATGACCCATCTTTGTTGAACATCCCCGCTGGAGCATGGACAATAAATCTGTTCTTTTCTGTTAACAATGCTAATGCGGCTCCATCGTTTTATGTTGAACTCTTAAAATACGATGGAGCCACATTTACACCAATAGCGACAAGTCCTTCAGAAGATATTTCAAATGGAACAGCTATTAACTATTACAGCACATCCATTGCTCTTTCTTCTACGGCTCTTTCCGTAACAGATAGGCTTGCAATTCGTGTATATGTAAACACGAATGGAAACAGAACCGTTACGCTTCACACAGAGGATAGCCACTTGGCTCAGGTGGTTACAACATTTTCCACTGGCATCACTTCTTTAAACGGGTTGAATACTCCGGTGCAGTTCTTTGCCAATGGCTCTTCAGGACTTGCTCCGGCTTTTGTTAGTTCAACATCAACACACACGCTGAACATTCCTCTTGCTTCAACAGCAAGCGTTACGGCGGGTCTTATAAGCAACACTGACTACACCAATTTCTCTAATAAAATATCCAATCCAATGACAGCATTGGGGGATATTATTTACGGAGGAGCATTGGGAGCCCCTACGGCACTTGGAATAGGAAGCGTAAATCAAGTGCTTACTGTCTCTGCTGGCGGTATTCCTACATGGACAAATGCTGGGACAGGTGATGTAATAGGACCGTCCTCCTCTCTTGATGGGAACTTTGCTGTGTTTAGCGGACTTGGAGGCAAGACAATTGCTGAACCTGCTGCGGCTTCTTTGACAACAGGAGGAAGGGCAACATTTAATGATGGAGTAGATGTAGGAGTAAGCAATAGTGCTACAGGAACGCTTGTGTTCCGCAACAACACAACATCAGCAACAACGACATTCCAGTCTTCTACATCACAATCATCAAATGCCTCTTATGTTTGGCCTCAAGCACAAGCCACTTCTTCTGGATTGGTGCTTACTAATGATGGGGCGGGGAATTTGTCTTGGACGGCAACAGGTACTGGGAATGTAACCTTGGCAGGAACAAATCCTTTTACAGGAGCTAATTCATTTTCAAGTTCGGTAACAGTCCTTTCTACGGGTACTTTTACGCTTACAACTCCCGGAACTACTGGAACAACAAGGTTGGTAAGTAGTGCTACGGTTGCTTTAAATCAAATTATTACATTTCCAAATGCAACAGGAACGGTTGCGCTAATTAATACAGCTCAAACATTTACTGGTAATCAAAATTTTCAATCTGGAAATATAACAATTGGAGGCAACGGCACTTCGGGCGTTTTTAGAATTGGAAACAACTCTTCTACTGGAGTAACAATTTTAGCAAGTGCCGCCACTACTGCGGCGCAGCATATTGTTACATTACCAAATGCAGCAGGAACAGTTGCTCTTGCTGATGTTTCACAAACTTTTTCCGCAGCTCAATTTTTTAATGCCCAATTAACAATTAACGGCAACGGGGTTGGAGGCAGTTTTAGAATTCAAAGCCCTTCCTCTACCGGATATACATCTTTAACAACTAATGCCACTACTGCGGCACAGCATACTGTTACATTTCCAAATGCAGCAGGAACTGTGCCATTACTTGGTCTTGCTCAAAACTGGAGTGCATTACAGACATTTCAAAACGGCATATCACTAACAACTGCTGGTACATTCACTACAGCCGCTTCGGTGGCCTCTACATTTAGCGGCTCGGCAGCATTTAACTCATCAACAACATTTACTTCGTCAGCAACATTTAACAGCGGTGTAGCAAGATTTGGAAACACTTCTAATACATTTTTTTACACAATTGTTGGAAGTGCAATTGGCGCAGGAAGACAATTAACTCTTCCGCTTATTACAACAAACGATACATTTGCTGTCCTTGGTCTTGCTCAAAGTTTTTCTGCCGCTCAAACATTTAATGGCGGGATTACAATGGGAGCAGCAATAACCGGAGCCGCATCTCAAGATGTTTTTAATACAACGTCCACCACCATAAACTTTGCAGGCGCAGCCACAACACTTGCAATAGGCAACACTGCCACCGCTGCTCAAACCGTTAATATGTTTACCGCCTCAACAGGGGCATCAACATATAACTTTGCAACGGGAGCAACAGCTAACGCCACCACAAAGACCATAAATATTGGTACGGGTGGTGCAGCTGGTTCTACTACTAATATTACATTTGGGACATCAGCAACCACAAATCTTCGCTTCTTTGGCTCTGCAAACACATCCGGCAAGCCAACAGTAACTGGCAGTAGAGGAGGAAATGCGGCACTTGCATCTTTCTTAACGGCATTGTCAAACCTTGGATTGATTACAGATAGCACAACAGCATAATAACATGAGCAACAACTTAATCATCGTACCAATCAGCAATGAGCCTGTATATGGCTTCAAGCGGACAGTAACAATGGCTGGGCTTATTATAGGGGCTTTGTCATCATTTACTGGCGAAAACGTCAATCTTGTCTGCCAAGTGGACTACTTTGAGCCGACAACAGATGCTCCAATAAATATCATCCCGCCAAAGATAGTAAGCCTCATTGCCGACAAATCAACTTGCGTGGACAGCAAGGGCGTTATCGTTCCTTGCGGCTCTCCTGATGCCGTGATGACAGAATACGAATACTATATGCAGATGTTGTTCGTCCCTGTTGTGATAGCGGATGCAGTTACGCAAAAGATATTGTGGGCCGATTCAGAAGGTAGATTCAACTAATAAAGCCATGAAAGGAGATAAGAAGTACACGGCCACCATTGGCGGCAAGACCAGAAGTTTCGGGGCTAAGGGCTATTCCATTGCTCCCGGAACAGCTAAGGGCGACAACTATTGCGCCCGTTCTTCAGGCATAAAGAAATGTGCCAATCCTCCGTGCGCCAATGACCTCTCAAGAAAGGCATGGGGATGCGTGGGCAAGAAGTCTTATGCTTCCAAGGCCGTCAAGTACACACGGAAATGACCTTTGACAAGGACGATGTAGTGTTCTTAATGATAGCCATAGGGTATATGGCATGGAACAGCTATCAAAACTACACGTTTACAAAGGAAGTAAATAGGAAGATGGAGGAAGTGGTGGACTACAATTACACGCTTCTTCTGAGGCAAGCAAGAATTTCTTCAAGATTGGACGAAATTGAAGCGTCGCAAGACAGTATTCGTTATTATATTTGCCAACAGAAGAATAAATAAATTTATGATTACTTACAAAAACCTTCTTACGTTGCGGTCATTCAGTGACCTCATTGGGCGTTCTGTTGAGAGCGCTTCTGACCTTATGCCTGTTTACCAGCTTAGCCGTTTGGTAAAGAAGTTCTCCTCTCAATATGAAGAATATGATGAAGCATTGGAGGACCTTCGCCTTGACAATTGCTACAAAGATGGAAGCAAGATTGTCCGTGACGAAAAGGGTAACTATCAGTGGACTGCCGAGGGCGAGAAAGCCTTCCGCAAAGGCGTAAAAGAGCTTGTGAATAAAGAAGTGAACGTAGTTTCTTTCTCTCCTCTTTCCTATGCCGAACTTTGTGCTGTAATGCCTGAGGGATTCGCAAAAGCCAATCCTTGGGACATGATGGCCGAGGCTCTTTCTCCGTTCTACATTAGCGGCATTCAAGCTGATTAAGCCATGAAAATATTCGGCAGCGAGGTACACGACACAGCATTGGTCTTTATAGGGGCTGTGATATTGCAGTGCTTCGTTGGCGGTGTGGTGATGGGGAGTCAGCCTAGTCAATCCTTTAGCAAGCTCATTGTGTTCATAGCGTCAATAGCTGCTTTTGTATATTGGTTTTTCACTTACTACCCACTACATTTTAAAAAATGAAATCCTACACTATTGACAGCATTCTTCACGCTAAGAACTTCGCTGCCGAATTTGTAAAAGACTCTCCCCTATTGTTATACTTTGCCTTCTACGAACCCTTCCACTCCTGGCTCATACAAACTGCCGATGATTGGAATCCCATATTGAAGTTCTTCTTCAACATCTTGATGCTTGCCTACGGACTATTCAGATTCGTACACATTCTAAAGGACTACTTCAGCGGCAAGAAGCCTGACGATAAAGGAATAAGTATATGAACGTAAAGACATTTGATGTGGCCTTCAAATTAACATTTGTGGGCCTTTTTCTTTTATTGCTGTTCCTAGCCAACGGCATTAGGAAGGACAATAGAACGCTCCGTAATGACCTCGATGGACTGAACGTAGCTATCAATAACCAGATGGACACCACACGCAACAAGCTAGGCCAGATGAAGGCTGAAGTGAAGACCGTGGTGCTTAGTGAGGAATCTTCACGTAAGCTTCTGTCTGAAGACCTTTCCAACCTACGGAAGGACTTTGGCTTTAAGGTGAGCGGCCTGAAGACATACATTGAGATGCAGAGCGAGCATAGGATTCCTGTCATTATTGAGGGCCGTGATACAATAATAGAACGCAACACAGAGAAAGTGTTCTACATGAACGATGGAATATATAAGGGCGTTCTCCACACGAAAGGGGACAGCTTGATTGGAAATCTTTCCATTTCCGACACAGTGAGGATAGTGGTGAGCAAGGGTAAGCGTGAGCACTGGTGGAAGATATGGAAGAAGCGCCCATATGTTACGAATGCTTTTCTTTCCAATAAAGACGGAAGCGTGACAGCTCTTAAAAGCGTTATAACAGAATAGTCGTATATTTGCGTTATGAGAATTGCCTCCATTACAGAAAGAATCTCCCCCATTCCTATGGGGAATGGCTATGGTGGAGGCAAATGGGAGGTGGTGAAGGAATTTAATGGGCGTTCCCATAAGGACGGAGGCATTGATATAGAAGTGTCTGAAGGATTTGTGAGGCACATTAACGCTCCCTATGAGAAGCCCGATGAAATAGCTAAGAACGGAAGGGTTTGGAAAAGTATTGGAGCTGGCCTCTATGGAGCAGGCGAAGGACTTCTCGACACCATTACGCTTGGGGCGACAGACAAACTTACAGACTTAGGCTACGAGGGCTTACAGAAGCTTGGCGGTTCTACGGCTGATGAAATAAGGGAGCAGAACTCCATTCGTGGCTACGGAACTACAGCAGGGGCTATAACAGGCGGCATCCTATCAGGAGGGGCTGCCACAGGCAGTGCCATTCAGCAAGGGGCAAAGGGATTAGGGGCAGGAATTAGTCAGGGAAGTCCTGAGAGTAAAGCTGCACAAGCCATAGGCACATATTTGCCTCTTGCCGGAAGCATTGCAGGAATGGCTACAGGAAACGCAGGCTATTCGGGAGCGACAGGAGCTGCTGCCTCAATGGGCAAAGTGGCTTCCGCTACGCAGGGCCTCGGGAAGTATAGCCCTTACATTAACATGGCAAGTGGCCTTCTCAATCAGCCTACAACGCCTATGGAAGGCGTGGGGATGGTGAGTAATCAGATAAACGCAATGATGCCCATGATGTCCTCAAGAACGCCTTCTCGTCAAGCGGAGCGTGAATTGGGAATGTCTGGCAAGAAGCCAGGCCAGAGTGGGTATGGAGACATGGACGGCTATGCTGTTACGCCCACAATAGGCCAGCCTTCAGAAGGCCCTATTCAATTCCGTATGCCTCCCGTTTATCAGGCAGAGTCAGCAAACTATTTAGGAAGATATGGAATCAACGTCTAAGCACGTGGAAGTGGAAGATGGGGAACTCCTCATCCGTTCTTCCAATGGAACGATGGCCATTGTGCCAAAGAACATGGCTAAGTTTATTTCCGAACATATAAAGAGCGGGAATCACCATGTCGTTGACCATTATGTGAAATCATTACAGCCACTGAAAGAAAAATGAGCAAGGCAAAAGCCACTACGTCCTCCGTTAAAACCACATTCGGTAAAAGGAGAGAGGGAGAGCATAAGAAATCATACGGGCCGAAAGCAAATAAGCCCAAGAAATATAAAGGACAAGGGAGATGAATAAATTAAAAGACCTTTGGGTGGAGTGGCATGAGGCCCTCCTAGCCCCCGTTTACTACTTCGGGTTTCTCCTGATTTACAATTACGTTAGCGTTTGGCTTCACGACGAGGCTGCCGCATTGTATCCCATAGGAAGGTATGTAGATATGTTGTCTGTTCCTTCCCGTTATTACATTGTTGTTCTCATAGGAACGCTCGGCTTCCGCATCAACACTCCCTCTTTATTCAAGGCTGTGTTCGGGGACAGAGCAAGCGGAAAGCTCCGTGACAATATTGTTAAGGACAATCATTTCCAAACGCTATGGCTCGCATTATTCTCCTATGGCTTGCATTTGCTTATAGCGGCTCTTGTGTCGCTCAAATAAGCTGCATAAAGGAACAAGCTAAACGTCTTATTGGAACACGGGAAGGCCCTGTAAACAACAGAGGTCCTCGTGTTGATAGCATTATACGTTACGCAGGAGGCACTCCCGGACAGGCGTGGTGTTCCTACACAATGATTTATTTATGGAAAAAGTGCAATATTCCGCACAAAGGCGTGAACGGAATGGCAATGTCGTGGGCTAAGGCCGACAAGGCTGTCAAAGGTCCTGTGAGAGAAACGGATTTGTTTACGGTGTTCAATAGGGCCTTGGGGCGCATAGGCCACGTGGGGATGGTGTACAGGGTGTTTCCAGAGGAACGCTTCTTCACGTCCTTTGAAGGCAACGTGAACGCAAGGGGCGACAGGGAAAGCAAGCGGTCAATGGCAGGATGCCTCATGAGAGAGTATTCTGTGGCCAATGGGTTTTATAGGTGGCTGTAGCCCTATCCTTTATTTAGTTTGTCGTATCGGACCTGAGTCGCTCTTTCTTTTATATTGAGTTCTGACATCAATCTTTTAACCCTACGCTCGTTTTTCGGGACACTGGATTGCCCCTTCTTTTTTTTAGACTTCCTGCCTATTTTGGTTGTCTTGTGAATCGTAGTGTGGCAACTTTCGCATAGTGTAATAAGGGCGCTGCTTGGATATTGCCAAGGCTTCCTCCCTTCCAAATAATATTTATGATGGCAATTAAGATGAGACTTTGAGCCGCATTTTTGACAGCAGAATAAGTCCCTCTTGTATATTGAGAGCCTTTTGTCGGCCCATTCTGGGGAGAGGAGTAGTTCTTTATATTCTTCTTTTGTCATAATAAATAAAGTAAAAAAAAGGCCCGAAGGCCCAATTTTAACTTTAAGACGGAAGCTCCGGTAACGGCATCCAATGTGTCGTTCGCTTCGGCCATCCGAATTCACCATAAGGTATAACGCCAATATTCTCATCATCTGTAAGGACATTATGCGCTCTGCACTCTAAATGACTTTTGTTGGTGGATGCGTTAATCCAAAGTTCAAAACTACAGCACACGATGTTTTTGCCATCTGTCACTAACATAGGCGTGTTCAATGGAGGCTTCTGGTCTTTTACTGAAATCCAATTCATATATTTTTTTATTTATGATTTACGTATTCTTTTATTGAGGCAAAAAGGAAGGGCCGAATCAGCCCCTCTTTTCGTCAAGCTATTAACCAAATTAACACTATTTCAAAAAGCGTTTTTTGTTGTGAATGATATATCACGCAATATTGCGTATATGGTGTAGTTATGTGCCATTTTACAGAAACCACCTGAAATTAATGAAACATACGCTTAACCATAATCTTCTATCTTGTGGCTGCCAAAACACACCGAATAAACTTCTATCTATTTCGCAATTATCAAACGTAAGCACAGCAAATCCAATGCTCATATATTTGTTCAGCCACAAGTCAAACAAGTGAATTTGATAATCAAAACGGCACATAACACAGTATTTGCGTAATGCCTTTCGTAATTCTAATAATCTTTTCTGCATATTTTTAAATTTTGTATTTCAATTAAAATTCTGTATTGGCACTACGCAAATACTCGGCACGTTAGCAACAATGCCACTAACCTTGTATCTTATATTCAGTTGGTATTATGTGCATAGGTATTATCATTGCCCCACCGCACAAATTACACGTTTCTACTCCACTACTTATTGAAGTAGGCGAGCCGTACCAATTTTGAACTAATACCTTACCATCGCCACCGCACTTTGGGCATAATTGATAAGGCACAGTTGCTAACACAGTATAACCGCAATTGGCGGGTTTCTGCGTTTTTGAAACTTTTGTTTTCTTTTCCATTTTTATCTGTATTTTGAAAGTTATTACTACTTAATCCGCCAACTGACGGTTATACTCGACCGTTAGCGGTAATTGATTGTACGGTGTTTAATCTGTTCAATACCTTTAAAGTTCCGCTTTGCTTCTGCAACAAGTTCATTCATTGTACAGCCACCTTCTCTTTTTCGTAGTTCCTCAATCATCCAAATAAGCGGAACTAAATCTCCGTTGTTGTCTTGTGGTGATTCACAACTACCGCTAACATCGGTTTTGCAAAAAAGCCGCTTTAGTGCTAATTTTAATCTTTTCATCTCTATTGTATTTTTAGTTGTTAATTAAACTTTTGTTTTTCAAATACGGCTTCATCGCAAAGCCATTTTCCGTTAGTGGCAAGCTTAACAAACGTTAGCGATAAACTGACCACTTTCTAATTCTATATGTTTACAACCTTTTTGATTTTTCAATTCATCAAGCCATAAATCCCAATTATTTGAAATAAGATTTATAAAAGCATCAGTAGAACCTCTTTCTTTATATCGTTTCAAATATTCTTCTTTCAATTCTTTTTTTGGATAAACTAACGTAAATTCTAATCCATTTTCTACTAAAGCGTCTCTAACCTCTTTATGGCTTGAAATGAAAATTCTTGAATAACCTTCTGATATTTTTTCTTTGATATGCTCAATATAGTTTTGTGGAAAATTAGCCTTATCAAATTTACTACTATCGCTATCGGTTGCAAATCCTTGTGGCATATAATCAGCATCTCTGTAGCAATAAGATGTTTTACCAGTTCCAGGAAAGCCAGCCACTAACATCGGTTTGGCAAAATCTGCCATTGAAATTTGTGCGAAAATTGAACTTTCCGTTAGGCAGCCTTCGCCAACCTGCAAAACGTTAGAAACAACATCACCCATTCACCCACTCCCAAACAAGGTCGTCCTCCTTTCCTTTCTCTATCTTCCCTTTCTTCTCCGTCACTACCCACTGACAGAAGGCAACGAGCTGTTCGCACCGTAGGCTCGTGTTGAATATCTGATTCTTCACAACGCCACAGAGGGCCTTCTGGTCTTCCATTGTTAGCCTGATGTCGCCCATGCCCACATGAGCGTCAGAGTTTCGTAGGGATTGGAACGCCTTCTCAAGGGTGGCTAAGTTCCTCACTGTTGGTCTTCTCATATTTTGTCTTCTATCTTATACTTCTCAATAACGTCCAACGGAACGAAAAGCTGCTTCTCAAATCCCTGGTCCTTGAAGTGGAGATATTGTCCTTGCTCCAGAACGACAGATTTCGGAAATTTATACGTGCCAACGTCATCCCGAAGTTCAATGTTGTCAAATAGCTTTCCCTCTCGTATCATGTATTCGTTAAAGCCATATGAATTGTTCTTCCGCATCAAGTGGCTCTCTCGTGTCCGTATCAATTCCAACGTGCGTTCCTTCAAGTCTACACGGCCTACATCCCGCCCGAAGTTCTCCGAGGCCAAGCGTAGCTGAATGTATAAATGGGAAGGGGTGCGGAACACATGGAACGCATCGCCCTCCTTGTTGAACACAGAGCCATCAGCCTTCTTTAGGCTACTTGGCTTCTTGTGTTGCGTTAGTGTCTTCTTCATTTGTTTCGAAATTGTTGATGTGGTGGACGAACCGTTCTCTTTCCTTGGCATCAAGGTCGTAAATCTTCCACACGAGGCCAACAATAGCAGAATTGATGTCGTCCTCCGCCTGTGCTACTTCTTTACCGAGGCCCTTGTGTAAATAGCGCTCAAACTCCTCAGCGTGGTGCATGAGGCGATTGAAGTGCATCTTTGCTTCATTGTGGAGAACCTTGTCTCCGTTCTTTATCACCCATCCGGATTCGATTACGCCTCGGACGAAGCAGGTGAACTTGCTGAAATCGTTTTTCATAACAGGGGCAAATATATAATTATTTCACAATGCAAGAAAAATAAATAAAAAAAGGGATGATTATAAACCACCCCCTTTCGATTTTACACCAAGTTCAAACCGAATAAAACTTTTATTTCTTCTTAGCCGTCTTGGCCGCAGCCTTGAACGCAGCAGCCGTAGGCGCTCCCTTCGTTCCGGGCTTTCTCATTTTCTCTCCACTTCCAGCAGCAATGCGCTTCCTTTTGGCATGGATGGCATCGTACAATCCTGGGTCTCCTGGCTTTTTCATTTCTTCTTCATTGTTTGTTTAGCCATAGGCTTGGCCGCTGGCTTGTTTGACTTTCCTGCTTTGTTGAGGGCGATTGCTACACTTTGCTTCATTGGAACCTTCTCCTTTCGCATTGTCTTAATATTCTCGCCTATCACCTTTTGCGAACTTCCAGATTTTAATGGCATAACTTTAAAAGTTTAAAATGTTTGCGTAAATATAAACAATTAGCCCCAAACCAAATCCTTTAGATTGGGGGGGCGATACCCTTCGGGTTTCATCACTTTGCCGTCCTCCCGAAGCAGGGGCTTCCCATCAACGAGCTTGCTCATGTTACTTGCGTGTACCTCTGCGAATATCGCAGGCAGCTTGTGGGCAATCCCGAACTCCTGTGCCGTTCCGAACAGAATGTACAGGCAGTCTGCTATGCCATCAGCCACTTCCACGAGGTCGCCCTTTATAGAAGCCTTCAGAAGCTCCGTTACTTCCTCTTGGAGTAATGTATGCCTGAACGTAGAACGTGACGCTGAGAGCGTTTTTGGTGCGTCATGCACGGGATGCCCGAAGGCGTTGTGGAAGTCCTCCACCATTTTGATTTCCTTTTCCATATTATGCCAAAGATAAGTTGTGTTCTTCTAATTTCTCAATAAGCCATGTACGGACATAATCCGTATCAAACTCCTTGTCATCCCATCCCTTGTCATGGGTTCGGAGCATGGATTGGAGTTCAAAAATGATGTGCTTGTACTTCCATCCGTTGAGGGCATCCATATATGCCTCCTCATCATCAGGCGTGAATTTAAGTATCACTTCCATAATTATATGAGGACAAACTGTCCCAAGGTAATATGATGCAATATTGCGTATATGGTGTAGTTAGCTGCCATTGTTTGACAACTTACTCAATACCCATTTAGCACCTTTTTCAAATGCTAATATCTTATCAATGTTTTTACGCTGCTCATTTAAGTCTTTACCTTTGTAGGCATTTACTGCGGCAGTTTCAATATCCATATTAGATACAACGGCATCTAACAAGCGGTTAGCGTCATTGCCGTTTTCGTGGTTAATTAAAGTTTTATTTTCCATATCAAATTTTGTTTTTAAGTTAAAGTTTTGTGTTCCAAAGTCGGCAACGAACGCCAACCGCCATACCGTTATAAGCAATATTTTTCACGCATTACCCTCCTAATTACATCATCCTTGTTTATTAACTGTAACCCCTTCAATGATGAACTTATTGGCTTCATCACTTTGTCTGCTGTATATATTGATGAAATTGGATTAGAAATTTTCCCACATCTACATTTTTCAATCCTATAATCAACATATAATCTATCACATTCGGTATATCTTTCTGCATCTAAAAAAATTTCTTTAGATGGTTGTTCATAATATAAGCCAATAAGTTTCCACCTGTGAATGTGAAAAAAACGGCTTATAACAAGGCATATATTCAATGCCGAGTTTCGTAGTTTAATCAACTTTTGTTCTTCGTTTTTCATTTTATCTGTTTATTAATTTTTGTGTTTCAAATTCCGCACCTGACCACAATCCAAGTGCCGTTATGCACCATAAGTCTTCTCATAATACTCCACACTCCTATCAAACCCTCTGAACGCAAGGTTCATGGCAATGTAGGCTGCATCGTGAGCCTCAATTATATGGTCTCGCTCCATTTCAAGTGCTTGTTGGAATAGTCCTTCAAACTGAACCTTCTGCTCATGGGTTAGGTGAAGTCTTAATGCCTCTTGTAGCCAGATGACTGCCGTTTGGTTTTTATTCTCCATAGGTTTTCTGGAAATAAGTGTCAAAGTCATCCGGGATTCTATCATCAGCCGGAGGCATATAGCCTTGTTCAATCATCCTGATGTAGTGGCATCGTTTGAATCCTTCTATGTAGGCTGCCTTTAGTTGCTCCTGGTACATTTCCTTGGCCTTATTGTAGGCATTCCAGAAACTTGCTGGATAGGACTCCGCATGAAGGCTATTCATGAAGAAGTCAATTGCGCTATTCTGTTTCATATTTCTACGGATATTATTCTGATTTGCCGTTGATTAGTGCGTTATATATCACGCAATATTGCGTAAATATGGTAGTTATAAGCCATTTTATGAAAACGATAACTCATCTTCGCAAATAGTTTGAATCATTGCAATTCTCATACCTGAACGTAAACCAAATTTCTCATCGTTGCAATCGACATCTTTAATTTTAGCATAAACTTGTTTCCAAAATTCTATGTCTTTTTTCATTTCGTCAATAATCAAATCAACCAAATTGCAAAACATATCCCACGCTTGACCATCAAATAAATCAAGGTTGTCTAAAACGAATTTTTGAAACTCATTTTTTGCTTCTTCGGAATTATATCTTTGATTTCCGAGTTGTATCATTTTTACTTTGTTATGCCATTCCATTTTTTTTTATAAATTAAATTGTTAAGCCAAACATGAATAAAAACAGCTTATAACAGTAGTTTGGCAAAATACCGCCACAAGCCTTTGTACTAAATTTAAACATTCTGCAAGGCGGTACTTCGCCAAGCCACAAACCGTTAGAAAACATTGTTAATTAACCTCACCTATATCATATAGTTCCAAATGTGGAAAGTGTTTTTCAAAGTAAGGTTCTACTTCATCAACATCTTTTACCCATACAATAATCTTTCCTTCGTTTCCACTTTTGTTTTCAGTGAAATATACCTCAAAACAACGTTTTCTAACAAAGTATAAACGTAATGTTTTCAGTTTTTCAATCAATCCTTTTATCATAATTTCAAGTTTTGTGTTTCAATTTAAGTTCAGTTAAACACTACGTTTATACTCAACCGTTATGCATTCTTACCATTAATTAATGCATCCAGATTGCGAATGGAATCCTGCAAGTCTCTCCTTGCATCTTTAAGCACCTCCTCACGTTCCTCTCGTTCCTCAATCAGCATCTCAGCAAGGTCGCTAATGATGGCTGACAAGTCCGACCAATGGTCAAAGGTTGTAAGTTCGGACACAAGGTCTTCATTCTCTTTTAGGTCAATTCCTGGCATCATGGCCTTGAGAATCTCATCCCTTTCCTCCTCATACTTTTCGCTATTGGGCAGGATGATGAGGTCTCCACTTGCCCACTTCTCTAATTGTTCCTTAGTGTATTTCATAACTTCTCAATTTCTTGTTTTACTTCTTCCCAATAACTAATTAAAGCATCTACACCTAACGCAATTGGTAATTTAATAATCTCATCTACTGCAATTAATGCACAGGCTTTTGCCAAGCCATTTCTATCCTTAAATTTGTTATAGCAATCATTATTCCATTCACAATCTAATGGCATACCCATTTGATTGTAGAAAATCCTTAACAACTCTTCTGCTTTTTCTTCAGGATTCATAACTTCTCTATTGCTCTGTTTAAATACCACACGGCCTTCTCAAGGTCTTGCTTCATTGCTCCCTTCTTGCCTGCCCGAAGGATGTACTTCAAAGCGTTACCGAGGCAGAAGTCTTTTCCCCATCCCTGAGCCTCAATTATCTTGATGGCCTCGTAAGCGTTGTCCTCTCCCCCATAATGTTCGGGGTGATTAACCATTTCGGAAGGCTTGCTCTTCCTCACCCATTCTCCTTCCCTTCCTCTGTCGTGAATGATGTTGTCGTTGTTAATAATCGAACCCATAATCGTTACAAAATATTGGTGTTTGTTCTCCCATGTACGCTCCTAATACGTTGTAGTCAAAGTATTCAATCGCCTCCTCCATTGTCATCTCGCTGTCCTTAACTAATATCTCAAGGCACTTTGTTGTGCTGTAAATAAGCCTGCCAGACATTTCGTCTATGCCTATAACGGCCTCATCAAATCCATCGGCCTTTAGGAAGGTGTCGTCCGGATTGTTCTCAAGTATTATTTCGAGGATGTTCATTTTATTTGCAGGCTAACATTGTCCTTCAAGAACGCTCCCGGAACTTCCTCTCCGGCCTTCAGAGCATTACCAATAGCCGTCTTGCTTGCCTCCTTCTTAACGACAAAGAAAGATTCGGGAAGTTCCGCCTCGTCCACTATTTCCACAGCCTGTGAACGCCTTGTGGACAACTTCATCAGGGGCGTTTCCCATTTCCCATTCTGTCCGTACAGCATAAGGGCATGGAGAAGCGTTTCCTTCAAGCGAGCAACGGAGTTCTCCTTTGTCTTCTTGATGGCCTGAATGCGCTTGATTTCAGAGGCAGCAGCTTCGATTTCTGATTCCCATTTGAGAATCAACTTTGCGTACCCATCGGCCTTGTGGCTGAAGTTCTCACGATTGATGGCAAGTTCCTCCATCAGCTCGTCTGTGGCCTCACCCCCTGCCTCCTCAATAATGGAGGCGAGGGCAAGGAACTCTTGTGTGATTTCCCAGAGTGTCATTGTTTATATTTGTTTAGCAGTCGGGGCGAGAGTCGAACTCGCATTGCGCATGAAACATCTGAATGTGTAATACATTCATAGTTTCACGGTGCATTACCTTTATGCTACCCGACTATGTTCCGGTCTTTCCCGGATGTCATTTATTTTATATTTTAACTTATTGAATATTAGAAGGGCAATAAGTCCGCTTCATTATCACCATCTAACGACATCGGGGAAATGGCAGGAGCTGGAGCAGCCTTTGGTTTCGACATCATGGCCTTGTACTCATCAGAACCTTTTATCTTCTCCTGAAGGAACGCGGGCATTGATTCAAACTTAGCTTGGTCGAACTCATCAAGGCTGAACTCAAATGTAGGATTGATTTGCGGAGGGCAAGCCATTCCTTTCATCACAGGCGTAGCACTTGCGATTTCATCAAACACTTTAGAGGGGTCTTTACGTCCCTGCTTGTGAATGATGTTAAGCAAGCAAGGAACACCAAGCAACTTGGTTACGTCAAAGGCAGCAGCCTCCTCGTCTGTAAATGCTTTGCCTCTCCATCCCGTCAGGAATGCCCGAAGGTTGGCCTTCTCATTCATGGATAGCGTGAACTCCTTGCTGATTACACAAGGCTGCTCTCCCTTCTCCTGACTGAATACCTTCAGCTCTGTCGGGAGTTCAAATGTGATGCGTACCTTGTGAACCACTTTTTTCTGCCCCAGTATCTCCTCTTCACGAGTTCCGAGGTCAATCATCGAATAACAACGGGCTACATAAGTGCCTGCTGGGATGGGAGTGTAAGCGACACCATCGCCTCCACCCACGTTTTTAGCTATTATTGCCATAATCGTGTGAATAAATTGTTTAATTGTTTTGCTTTAGTGGGAGCAAATGTATATTCCCTTATTGAATATTCCAAATCTCCCTATAAAATATTGATACATAAATAGTTCTGTTGCGTTGCTGATGCTGACAATCACACGAAAAATGGCACGTGTTTGAAAGCATATTTCCAACTTTTCCGTTCATTTCAGAATTGTCAAACGAACAAAAACGTAAATTCCGAAGGCCAAAAACACCCCTAAATTGTCAAAAAAGGCTTTTTCGTTTCTTGACCGGAAGGAGCGGAAGGCATTCACGCCTGTCGTAAGCATGACGGCAGAGGTGAAAAGCAGGGCTGTCGTTGTCATTGCTGTCCGAATATTTGCATAGCAAGGAATAACATTGCTATGAATGAAAGGAACAAATAAGTGTAGCCGAGGCGAACATTGTCCACATTGTCCGGCCTGCTGAAGTTAACGTGGCTGCGCCAGATGCAGAAGAACATGGCGAGTACGTTCGAGACGAATAGTAGGATTTCTGTAATCATTGGTAAATATAATTATTATTCTTCTCCGTACTTATTGTTAAGCATATACTTGATGTGTTCACGCTCATAGAAATGATTCTCTATTTGCCGTGCCTTCTCCATTGGCCTCTTCTCATCCTTCCCCTCCCATCTGTAATAGGAATCAAGCGTGGGGAAGGCTGCGTATGTATGCCCGAAGGCGAGCATCCAAAACACTTCCAGTCCTTCGTTTGTGGAGTCATATCCACCATCAATGATAAGACCCATCCAATCGCTTTGTAACTCTCTACAAGTGTCGAAGAACTGTTCTGCCGTAGGCAGGCCATCGGAAGGCTCAGGGGCGTCGTATAACGAGGGAATTTCACCCTCGTAGTATAGCGTCATTGTTTCTCTAAATGTCATGTCCGTGATGCTCTAATGTATTCAAATGATTTGTTCAATAACTCTTTCGCCTCCTCCTTGCCAGAGCCTGGAAGGCGTTCATTGAGGGCGTACATATTCTGCACTCCTTCTATTCCCTGAAAAGGCAGGGAGCGTTCCTGACAGGCTTCCCGAAGCCGTGCCATGCGTGTTTCCAGTTTGCGTAAATGAGGTGTCATGATTGTACAGAGAAAACGAGTTCAGGTTTGTTTTTGGCGAAGTGGAATTTCACTCCTTGAAATTGTACGAGAACAACGTCTATAAATTCGCTCTCCCAAATTCTTACAGGCGTTTCGTGCCATAGCCCCATCACCTTATAGTTCCAGTTGTCGTACTTGACAATGATGCTGACATATTCTCGTCCATACTCGTCGGCAGGATGGTGCTTAAAGTCGTAGAATGTTGCGCCTAACAAATCGTTCATGTAGGCTGCTGTTTCCTCTAAGGAGGAAGGAAGTTTATGCTTGCTCATAGTGTTGCTTGATTAGTTGTTGAATTTTCTTTTTGAGAATCGTTTTGTCTGATGTCCGTACACGGAATGACATTACGGACGTGGTGAAGGGAAGGGGTTTCCTCCCACGTTTGTTAGGCTTTGGCAGTATTGGCTTCATGTGTTTCTTTATTGATTTGATTATGTGCTTTCCATGCCCATTCGAGTGAGCGTCCGATGTAGTCCTCAGGGCTGTCATCACGAATGACAATTCCTGGTTCTTCAATCAGCAAATGAGCTGCCGTGAGGAGTTGTAGTGCCTTGTCAAGCAATTCCTTTGCTTGCGTAGCGTCTGAAGGTGTGTAATACATATTTGTTTGTGTTTAATTGTTTATGCAAGATTTGTGAAATAAATTGACATTACCAAATTCTGTTTTCAAAATTGTGAAGAAATTTCTCAGGCGTTAAGAGTTGTTCCGGCCTTTCGTTCATACGTTCCCAATAGAGACGTTCTGTGAGGCCTACAGAAGCCCTGAGAACGCTCCATATTCCGTCGCCTGTGTTTAGTTCGGCATGGAGGAAAAGCACGCTCAGGAGGCGTTCTTCTTTGTCGTTACGTATGTCCTCTGGTAGGTCATTCCAAAGCATTTCAGCTATTGGACTTGGGGAGAGTTCCGCCACCCATTCGATGGCGGATAGGCGGATGAATGTAGTGCGTTTCATGTTCGTTATTGTTTAGGAGTTAGGTAAACTGACACTGTATTGTAAACCATGTGGTCTGCATGGTAATTTAAGGCAATGGAGGCAAGCGTTAGTAGTCCTTCGTTTTCCATTCCGTCAATAGCTTCCTGGATTTCCTCAATCCCGCAATATTTGCGGAAGTGTTCTGCCGAAAGGTTGATTTCTTGCTTGTCCTTTTCCGTTATTGTTTCGGGATGGCAGTAGTCTATTTGAACGGAATAGTTCTTTATGTCTTTCACAATGGAAAGGACATTTTTTGCTGTTGTTTTCATTTTGCTGTTTTGTTTTCAGTTATTAAATATTTTCCCATCCTTCGAGGGCTTCCAAGGGCGTACCAATTGGCCGCAATCCGTAGGGTTCTGCATCAAGGTAGTAATCGAATGTAAAGCCTGCTGATTCCGTTTCTGTAAGCATTTCTGCCAGTTCTGAATAACTAAGGCCGTTTGCTAATTCGTAGCGGTTGAATATAGCCTGTAATGCTTCAGGCCATGTTTCAAAAGGTGTTTCGAATAAGTCTTTCATGTTGCGTTCTGTTCGGCTTACTTCACCCGTTCCCGTGTTTAATTGTTTGGAGGCCGGAGGAAGTTGCGAACCTCCCAAAGTGCATATTTCCGGCCTAGTGGAATTAGTAGCTTAACGCTTCCTCAGCATCAAAGTATGTTTCATGAAATGTTTCTTCGCCGTCCTCAAAGTTTGTAGTAATGTACGTTACAGGACGTCCAAAGCAAGAAGCAATACAGATGCCGTTTTCAAGTTCTATACATACGTAGCCTGTTTGGTTATTGTAGCCAATGTGGGCTATTTCTTCGCCTCTCATACTTGCGCTATTATTGTACGCTTGCAGGCAAAGGGTGAAAGAGTGAAGGTCTGACGTTCCCAACGTGTTGATAAATTGTGCTGTGTTCATGTTTGTAAATGTTTAATTGTTTTGTTGGGACAAATGTAAGGGAATGGAATTAATGTAAACAAATTAATTTTTTCTAATTTGGCAAAAAGGGGCGTAACACTACGAAAAAGGCAGAAAAAAAGTTTACACTTTCGAAAGGTGCGTAAGGGAAAAGGAGTCAAATACCTGAAACGTTCTTTCGTGCGCATAGGTGCGGGAAAGGGTTTCCCGAAAGGAATGAAGGAAAGCGAAGGAAGGAAGGGAGGGAAGGCCGTCCCTTTGTTGCGTGGCTTTTCCCTTTTCGGGAAAGGGTTTCGTCCTTTCGTTCCGCCTTGTTGCGTTTCGGTTTCGTCCTTTCGTTCCGTTCCTTTCGTTTCGTTCCTTTCGTCCTTTCGTCCGTCCGTTTCGGTTTGGGTTTCGCTGGTGCTTCCGGTTACGTTCAGGATGCGTCCGAAAGGGGTTTCTGTTTCCGTCCTGTGTTGCCTTCCTTTCGCTACGTTACGTTACGCTCAGGGCAGCTCAGGAAACGACCCCACGGGGTTAAGGATAAACAGTTTCGGAAGAGGACACGAGGCGGGGGTGGGCAGGGGGGCCATCCCCACTTTGTCGTTTCGCATCACTTTCAGGGGGCCTACTTTTCTTTCCGCTGTGCCTCCTTCCCTTCGCTACCTCATTTCATTCGTCCCTCGTTCCTTGTGCTTACAAAAGTGGCCTCGTTCCCTCCTTGCCTCCCTCGTTCCTCGTGTCGTTCCTGCCGTGTTCCTCGTGACGTTCCACAAAATGTGTTACGCAGAGTGTGGAATGTGGGACGTTATGGGAAGTTCCTGTGTAAAAAGTGGTAAAAAATTACCGAATTGGTAAAATATTTCCGTTCTGTGTGGTAGAGGGGGACGTTATGGTTTCGTTCCTCGTGTAACAAGAAGTGTACGTTAAAGGGGCGTTCTTGGGGCTTTACGCCTTGGGATATATATAAGGAGAGGATTTTTAAAAGTGCTATAATTAATTGATGTGTAGAGGGTTGAGGTGCTTCACTTACACACATTTATTGTGCTAAAATTGTCAAAAAATTACAAGATTTGTTGAATGGATTGTGCTATATTTGCACTTTGTGAACAAAAGGGGCATGAAAAGCGTAGGCAAAAAAGTGGCTATTGACAGCTCAAAGTTTGTCAATATTGAGACGGGGGAGTCCTTGGTGGATGTTTATGGAGGGGAAGTTTCGAGTGTGAACATTCGGACAGAAATGGTGAAGATTGAATATCCAGAGTTCTTCTCCATGAACGTAAAGGCTTACGATTATTTGAGCAAAAAGTTTACGGAGACAGAAATGTCAAGAATAACGGATATGTGCTGCATGATAAATAGGACAGAGTACAATGTTCTGTATTCAAGAATTACAAGGAAGCCGCAAACAAAAAAGACGTTAATGGCAGAACTTGGGGTTCATAGGAACACGTTTGACCCCTTCATTCACAAGCTTGTAAACAATAGTGTCCTGTATTTGCTGTCTGGAATAGTTAATAGAAGGAAGGTGGTGTATTACATTCTCAACCCCACAATATCCTGCAAGCAACAAGTTTTCCCGAAAAAAAGAATGGAGCTGTTCGAGGACTTCACGAAGAAAGAATTAGTCCCATCGGCCTCAAGGATAGACAAGTTTGAACAAAACAAAATAGGGGAATGACAACAAACGACATAAGAAAGGCTATTGTGCTTATGAAAAGCCTAAAGGACGTAAAGGTTTACATGGAGCTTATAAGTTTTGCAACGTCAAGCACAGGAGACGGCACAGATAAAAACATTGTGGTTCTTTCCCCTGAAAGGAGAAAAAGGATTGCTGCCGTTGCTGGTGTTGGGCTTAACAACATTCCAAAACATTTGTCTTCATTAAAGGCCCTTGGATTGATTTCTGGGGAGCGCAATGACTACACGCTGAACAAGCCAAGCATAATCAAGCAGATGCCCACAGAATACGAAAACCATCCGTTTTAGAAACAATTAAATAAACATATATGCCAATTTATCAATTCAATTCAGAGAAGGAGCGTGTCACGAGCCACGAAACGATTCTTGAGGCCCAAGAGATGACGGGAATCTCCGCCAAGAAGATTCTTTCCTCTATGAATAAAAAGAAAATATGCGAGGAGGGGTGGTATTTCTCCCGCCAGCCGTTCATTGACATCCTTCCTGGCTATACGAGGGGATGGAGTTGGAACAAGAGCGAACAGGAGGTGGACAAGGGGAAGAAGGTGGTGAAGTGTAATTTCTCCATTTCCGTAGAGTTTAACGAAAGAATAAACAATGTGATAGATAGGGACGAAGAAAGAGGGCTTTTCTTTCGGAAGGCCGTTTTAGAATATGTAGAAAAACTTGAAGCAGAAAAAAGCGAATTACAATGAAAAAACAGACAGCCCTTTCAATGCTCATAGAGGCATACACGATGTCCGTTACGGGAGATATGGTGAAAATAGTGGTGAAGGAGGAGGTGTTGCAGAAGCTCTTGGAAATGGAAATGGAACAGCTCGAGGAAGCCCTTCTTTTGGGGCAGACGCTAAAAGGTGTTAAGTTTGAAGGCGAAATAGAGAAACGATACGAGCAATGCCAGATATTGTAATGTGCGAGAACAAGGAGTGCTATTTGGCCAAGAAGTGCTATAGGTATATGGCCGCTCCTAACAGCTACAGACAGGCTTATACACATTTTGAGCCTGATGACGAGGGGGATTGTGAATGGTTCATGCCCCTGAACACATGGCGAGTTCCTGAGGACGATGAGTTTGACGAGTTTGACGAATGAGTGTTTAGTGTTTAATTGTTGAAACAAATACGTGGAAATGGGGCGGCTCTTAGCTGCCTCTTTTTTTTGTTAGTTCATGTTTGTGAATGTCAATTATTTATATATTTGCCTACGAAATTTTCTTCCCAATAATGACAAAAGCCTCCGTTGCCGCTGAATTTCGTGCCAAGCATGGCCTTGATGTTCCAATAAGAACGCTTTCTCGAGCCTTGTATGCTGAACACCCCTTATTGTTTAAAAACTTAGAAGAAGCAAGGTTCTATTTGCGTTACATTGAGGGGAAGGCCGGGGAGCGCTCAAGAGACTATTCAAAAAAAGTTAGGCCAGAGCTATTGATGGAGGAAAAACGCCCCCTCAATCCCTATTCCCTCCCGAAAGGAGACGAGAGCGAATACGTTCCTTACGTTATTGAAGGCCCTGCACGCATTGTAGGGCTTTTTGATGTCCACGTTCCCTATCACAGCATGGAGGCGTTAACGTGCGCCATAGACTTCGCTAAGGCCCACGAGGCCGATGTTCTCCTCATAGGAGGAGATTTTATTGATTTCTATGGCTTGTCACGTTTCGCTAAGGACCCCAATAAGCGTAACGCTACGCAGGAGATATTGATGGCTGTGGACGTGCTTAAAGCCATATACGAGGCCATTAAGCCACGTAAAGTGATATATAAAATGGGCAACCATGACGAACGATTTGAGCATTATTTGTGGCAGAAATACGCAGAGATTCCCCAATTGACGCAGCTGGAGGAATTTTCCTCTATAACGCTTGAGAACGTGTTACGCAAACGCCTCGGAAAGGACTTTCCAATAGAGTTCGTAGGGGACAAGAGGATAATTAAGGCCGGAAATTTGAACATTACGCATGGCCATGAGTTTCCTTCAGGGATAGCGTCTCCTGTAAACATAGCTAGAGGGCTTTATTTGAGGGCCAAGGCAAACGCAATGTGTGGACATTCACATCGCACATCGGAGCATTGTGAAACAAATATGAACGATGAAATGATTACAACGTGGTCAGTAGGGGCTTTATGCGACCTCCATCCCCTCTATATGCCCATCAATTCTTGGAATCACGGCGTGGCCCTCATTACGCTTGACGAGAGCGGGAACGTGGACGTTCAGAACAAACGAATAAAGAACGGCAGAATAATGTAAATTTGCATTATGGCAGATAAGAATTTTAAATCAGGACCAGGGGGGCGGCTGAAAAGGGAGGAGGCCAGGAACACTCTATATGTGAACAATCCTAACGACCCTCGTTTGCAGGCTTACCGTGATAGCTCGGATTTGTACAACTTTTACAAAACTCAAAAATCACTTGAGAGGCCCTCTGATTTTGTGCCAACAAATTTTATAGAATTGCTTAAAACTGGAGAATCAATAAAATTAAGCGATGAAGGGAAAAGAAGAAGGGATTTGGTCACAAAAGCTGCTAAAGAAATTCTTGCAAGGAATAAAAACATACAAGTTGGCCTTATAGGCAATCCAACGCCTCCTATATCAGAATACGATGAAAGAGGTAGTTATGATATAATTCACCCTAAAATAAAGCCAAAAGGGACTTGGAGCGGAACTGCTTTAAATAACGATTATTCAAATGTAAATCCCAGAAGAATAGTTGAATATGTTTCTGAAACCCCAAAAGAAACAATTTCAGAAGTAGTAAAAGCAATTCCACCAGTTCAAAGGCCAAGTTTTAAATCTCAGCCTAAGCCAAAATCAACCCCCGTAATAGAACGCAAAGTTAGCGAAAGGATTGAGCCTCTCGCAACTCGCCAAGCTTCCGCCCTAGCAATTACTCCAAACGACATAATTGCTCCCGTAATGCGCCCTGTAAGCGTTCCTGAATCAACGCCTATGAAAGAGCCAATATTGGAAGAGGAAGTTGTTATGGAGCGTCCTGTGGCTCGAAAACCTCCGAAAGCCGTTATGCCTACAAGGGCCGGAGGATGGAGTAATCAGCCTTTACTAATGAAGCTCTTCCCGAAACTTTACGAGCGTTAATGCCCCGCCACGCCTCCCTTCCGTTCCATTTCTACGTGAACGTCAATAACGCCTTCCTTGGCCCCAATATGCCACAGGGCGTTACGAAGGGAATATGGCACGGGGTGTTCTGCCGGGAGTTCCAGGTGCTTTCCTGTCACGTTTTCCTTGAGAGCGGGGCGCATTGGAGTGGGCTTCCAATTCAAGCATTGTCAGCCACAGAAGATTTCCGTTATGACGGGAACGCCCTTATGCCTTGGGCCGGAATGGGAGAGGAAATGGAAGTGGTGTATATGCCGTTCCTTGAGGGCCTAAAGGCAAGCGTTCTGAAGCCCTTTGAGGGCAACGGGAGGCACACGGGCCTCGTTATTGATTGGAAGGACGGCTACTCCCGCTATCCCTCGGAACACAAGCCCCTCTCCCTCATTCAGCTTGAAACGGGACAATTCGCCCTGTTGCCGAACAATTACGTCCTTTATGAAGAGAAACACTTCGTGAGCAAGGAGGCAAGGGAACACCTCAAGCATTACA